AGCACTTCCACTCTATACATCCAGGGCACTGGGTATATTTATGGGGTACAGTTCACCTCAAACGGGCAATATTCAACTTTTAAGATCGCAGAAGATAACTCCAAGACGCACGACCTGACCTTTGAGTCGTGTCTCTTTGAGGTCTACGTCTACTCTGTGATGGTAGGCTATACATATGCTTCGGATGACACACGGGTAATCTTTCGTAATGTGGAGGTCGCCCTAACCAATCCCAGAACGGACCTTATGGGTTACAGTGGGGTCTTTGTCATGTGCTGCGAGTTCACTTGGATGGGTGGCAGCATTACTGGCTCACCCTCCCCAATTGCGTTTCCTATTCACTCAAATCTGGTTGGCCATCTCACACATTTCAAAATTGTCAATGTTGACTTGTCTATCTATGGTACGGGGAAGTCGTTATTAGGTGCTGTGTCGTATGTGCGTACGATGGATGTTCTCTTCCATCGTTGTCGCCTTGGGAGCGGGGTGTCTGTGTTTAATTTTGAGCCTCCTATTGCAGGCAAGAAGGCCACGCTGGTTGAGTGCGACCATGGCACCAACTTCATACGGCACGCACACCAGAGCTTTGAGGGCACCGTCACCGAGGACACCGTTCGCGTTCGCGACAACAGCGATTCCAGCTACAGCCACAAGCTCGTTTCGAGTGCGTACACGAAGTTCTATTCGCCGCTGCGGTCGAAGTTCTATTCGCCGCTGCGGTCCTTCCCGGTTGCCCGCTACAACGCCACTGAAGGGTCGGCCATTACGGTGCGCGTCGAGGTTCTGACCGATGGCGTAACGCTCACTGACGGCGACTTCTGGATTGAAGCGAACTACCTTGGAAATGCAAGTTATCCGCTAGGCAGTATCGAATCGTCCGCAAAGGCCGACATCCTCGCCACGGCAGCAAACCTCTCGACCAGCAGCGAAGGCTGGACAACAACGGACCTTTCTAGCCCAACGAAACAATACGCCGAAGTGACTTTCACACCACAAACAAGTGGACCAATTGAAGTGACCGCTTTTTTAGCTAAACCTAGCACTACGGTTTATGTTGACCCTGATATTACGGTGAGCTGATGTCACAATATCTCTTGCCTGATGGCACCACACTAGTCGAAACAGGTCTAATGATTTACCCGTCACGATGGGGTACGATTATTGAGACCACTGGTGTAGTCTTAGACCCTCTTATAATAAGTGGCAATGGGGTAGGTACCAATGCTAATGGGTCGGGCTCACTAAGTATTAGTATATCAGTAGATGGCTCTGGTACAGCGACTAATGCCACTAGTACTAGCACTATACAAATCACAGTGTCTGTGAGTGGTAATAGTATTGATAGCAATGCTGTAAGTACAGGCAGTGTGTCTACGTCATTTCCTGTGCGAATATTAGCAGGGGAGGGGTGTGGCACAAACGCTATTAGTCATGGTTCATTAGGCGTTGATTTATCTTTGGGTGGAAATGGTGGTGGTGCAAACGCGTCAGATAGTGGCGCTGTGAGTGTTGGCGCGTCAATTGGTGGTGGTGCCACCTGTCAAAACGGCACTAGTGTTGGTTCAACTACAACAACAACCTCCATTGGTGGTGGCTCAACATGCCAAAACGGCACAGGTTCCGGTAACATAGGCGTATCTGTTCTAATTAATGGTAGTAGTACATGCCAAAATAGTGTTGGGTCTGGTGCTGTAAAATCTATAGCAACGATTGGGGGCATTAGTTCGTCTAATAATGCTGATAGTGTTGGAGCATTACATACTATTACTTCATTAAGCGGAAAAGGTACCACCAACAATAGTATATCATCTGGTTATACAAGTGTTCAAAACCAACTTTCTGCTTCAAGTATTGGTAATAACGCTAATAGCTCAGGTAGTGCTTCATCAACAGTGCGAGCTTTTGGTTCTAGTGTCGCTAACAACGGTGTAAGTAGTAGTATGGCGAGGGCCGTTGTTGGTCTTAATGGTAGTGGTTTGGCGAACAATGCTAATAGCACAGGAAATATTGGCCTGTTTTATGACGATAGAGCGATTTTTGGTCGTGGTGTCGCTAATAATGGGCAAAGTACTGGTGTAGTAAATACTGATATACAGTTAGGTGGTAGTAGTGTTGGAGGATTAGCATATACAAGTGGTGATGCTTCAACTAGTGTTGTGTTGAGTGGTAGTGTAGTTGATAGCAATGCCGTTGGTGGTGGCGAATTACATACACAAGTAACTATGACTGGAGTAAGCGTAGGTAGTAATGGCGTTGGCAATGGTATAATACATAGAACATATGCGATACGTATTTTCCACTCGCCAATTTTTAATTCAAAAATTTTTGTTTAGTAAGATATAAGGAGCAAACATGTCTATTTCACATACACAGGCCGTAGCACAAGCAGCAACTGATGCCGTTGTTGATTTGGTCGATGGTGGGGCTGGAACTAACGGTACACTAGAAATCTTAGAAGACACAACCGTATTAGTCAGCATAGACCTTGGCGACCCAGCATTTGGTAGTGCTGATGCATCTGCTGATGCTGCGTTAAATATTGGAGATGGTTTAAGTGCCGAAGCAATCGCCACTGGAACAGCGAACCTATTTAAGTTCAAAAACAAGGCTGGGACAGAAGTATTTCGTGGCGTTGTTGCAACAAGTGGTTCCGATATGGACATAGATAATACTAGTATCAACTCTGGGCAAACAGTAAGTGTTGACAGCTATTCATATAACGCCGGTCAAACAATCACAGCATAAGCTTCCCTGCTAATTGGAGTGTGATGTTATGTTATATCCAGGTGATGTATTTACCACAGAGATTACTACACATAATGCTTCGACAGGTGCCGAAGCTGATGCAGACGTATTGCCTACAGCAATATTGGTGCGTAATTCCGTCAATACTGATGTAACTGTTACGGTAGAAAAGCAAGATGGTGCTACTGGCATATATTCACTTACTGCTACTATACCAGACACGTGGGAGCGCGGTGACTCTATCCATTTTCTTGCTACTGCTACGGTAAGTGGCGTTACCGCTAATGCGATTGTATTAGCAAATATTTTAGGAGATGAGGCGACACGAGAAGAGGTGGTTATACCGCCAAGTCCCATAGGTTTTGCCACTGGTTACTTACAGTGTTATGATGAGTCTGGTTTGTTCGCTGTTAATATTCCGATTCAACTACAAATGTCCAAACCTCCAGGCAATGGTGGGTTAAGTTTCAACACTGAATTTCGCACGGAATATAGTGATACCGATGGGATGGTGTATTTTACTAAGTTAGTTCCTGGTGCTACATATAATATTAGGCGTGGCGCAAGTACATTTTGGCAGTCTGTTCTTATACCTGCTAGCGCTACTGGTACTATTGCATTAGATAATTTATTGGGACGCGATATATAATAGAAAGAATTGAGGTAAAATATGTCAGTCATTGTAACTAAAGCTGTTAACGCTAATGATTATCATACTGGTACACGTATTGTCGGTGTAAGTCCACAGGGTACGGCATATAGCTATGATAGTAGTGTGGCAAATGAAGGCGCGGCTGCGCTTAATACTCGTTGGGGTGATAGATTTGATTTTAGTGCCGCAATAGCAGTTACTGTTGAAGAATGAGCATAGAATATGTCAAATAAAATTCCTGCTTTTGGCGACTTTGTGATTCCATCAGACGTAGTTGACCGTCATGAGTGGATGTCTGATGCACTAATAGATGGTGAACTAGGGTCTACATGCACACTAACCTTCCCTGCTAAGTCTCAGGAATGTGATAACTGTGTATATGACCCCTATAGTCGTAGGTCTTCCAATATATATAAGACAGGCGGTCCCATTCCTTTCACTAATCATAGTCTTTGTCCTCGTTGCCAGGGTCGTGGTCTTCTGTCTGTGTCGGTTACAGAGACTATTCGCCTGAGAGTATATTGGGAACCCAAGGCATGGCGTGATATCGGAGTAACGATTGCAGACCCACAAGGTCTATGTATGGTGATAGGGTATATGACTGATTTGCCCGACCTAGAGAAAGCTCAGTTTATAATTGTTAATGATGAGTTACGAGGCATTCGCAACTATAAATGTACGAGAATGGGCGAGGCGCAACCGTGGGGTTTTAGGCGTGATAGATATTTTAGACAAATGTTGACGAGGCAATCCGGTGGTTAATGTTGGTGGAATGTCAATGGGTATTCAGATGGTAACACCACCTGAAGTATTTGCTGATAGAATCGTTAAAGAGATGTACAAGGTACTTAGTAAGAAATTACAAAGCCAAGCCTTTAAAACATCACTACGGCGTGGAACTAAGAAGATACTTGAGACTAGTTTACGTAAACACCCTACGTTTATAGATATGTTTAATGAAGACGGTAAACTTAGAAGTCAATTAGGTATTGCAGACAGCATATCTGCTATGGAGTCGTTGGTTCGGACTTGGATAGGGTCCACGACGGTTACTCTAAGAGCACCTAAATTAGTAGGTAAGCAAATATCTGGAACTGCTGTGGTTATTCGTGCTATTGATGCAAGCTACAAGGATGTTTTACAAGAAGCATGGTCTTCTTATATGACTGATAAAGGAACTCAAATACCGTGGTTGGAATGGTTGTTGTTACATGGACAAGAGATTTTGGTTTTGGGATATGTATCAAAGAAAGTGAAAAACTATACTAAGGCTTCACGAACCGATACTAATGTTATCATGGTGAAGACACATGGTCGGGGCTGGGGTATACCAGAAGAGTATGCTGGTGTTTCTGACAATAATTTTGCAACCCAAGCCGTTGCGAATGCCATGCCAGATATTTTGAATATGATTAAAGCCGAAGTTTTTCGAAGGGTATAGTTATGACACTACATGCTTATGAAACATTCAAAGGCGTCACTAATTGGCGTAAAGACGGTTTTAATGATAACTTGCAATATGGTATTACGGAATGGATGCGTTGGGCGATGCTTCAAGTAGGTGGATTTGAGAACGTTGAGCGTAGTCAAGCCAGTGGTTTATATGGTGGTCATCCAGCAATTTTACATTTAGTAGATGACCCTAATTATCAATCTGGTCAGGTTTGGGAATCTTTGCGTTCGGACTGGGTGTGGGAAACAGGCATATCTTATGGAGTTCAACCACAGGCTTGTAGTGGCGTAGCTGTAAATGATACGTTTTATAATACGAATACGACTGTCGGTGACTATGCCCACTATGTAGATTTTCCTCGCGGAAGAGTTGTTTTTGATTCACCAATTAGTACCTCTAGTGATGTTAGATGTGATTATGCCTTTAGGGTGCCTACGATTGGGCCAGCTAAAGAACCTTGGCTACAAGAACTTATGTATGGGTCTTTAGATGTTCATCAAGCAGATTATCTGAACACAAATCGACTTTCAGAAGCCAGACGTAGAATGCCAACAATTGCAATTGAGCTTTCTAGTCGTGGTGGCTATCGCCCATATCAATTAGGGGGTGGACAATTTGTGTTGCAAGATATACTTTTTTATGTTCTTTCAGAAACAAAAGACGAGCGAGATAAACTAGTAAATATCTTAGGTAATCAGAGTGACAAGGTAATCATATTACCAGATAGGGGTCTGATGAAATCTAGCGGAACTTTTCCTGTAGATATTGATATTATGGGTCGTCCAATAACAAATCCGATGCAGTATCCACAAATAGTTGCTGATGTAGCTAGTGGTGGTTTTGCATGGACACACATTATGTTAAAGTATGCTAATACTGAAAACATGCAAACAACCAACAATTGGTTATATAGAGGTACATTACGTTTAACATGTGAGGCTATATTCGAGAACATCTAGATTTGGTGTATAAATCGGTAGTCCACACTTTAAGACAATAACTATTTAGGAGGCTATAAAGTGGCTAAAAATAAAAGAATTTTTTATGCTTGTCAACGTGCTGGTGTTGCACCGGTAACATCCAACAACTTTGAAGTTATTCGCGGTTTACAGACCCTTGGTATGACCACCACCTTTAATCTTGAACAAATTTTCGAGATTGGTCAGTTGGCGTTATATGAAAACGTTGAAGGCGTGCCTGAGGTACAAGTGGAAACAGCGAAAGTACTAGATGGTTATTGTCCTGTTTATCTGCTGGCTACTGCGGCTGATGAAAATGGTGATGCTCCTTCTGGTTCTACTTTGGTTGCACGTTCACAAGGCGTTTGTAAGGTTGCTTTGGCTGTATATGATGAAACCAATGACTATGCAGAAGGTACACCTGGAGCTGAAGTCCATATGAGTGGTCTTTATGTATCTTCTGTTGGTTATGAAGTAAGTGTAGATGGAAACGCTACAGAATCCGTGTCTTTGGTTGGACAAAACAAAGTGTGGGTTATTGGTGGCGATACCACTAGCTTTACTGGTTATGATTTAACTACAGCTACATGGATTCCTTCTACACCGTGGTCTTCTGGTGACACTGACCCGAAGTCTATTACCGGTTCTGGCGGTGTCAACAGACGCGAAGATGTTATGTTTGGTAGTGGTGCAAATGTTTCATTGCTGCCTTTGAATATGCCCGGCGTTATAAATGCTGGTGGTGGTTCTGGTGTTAATATGCTTTCTGGCGGTGAATATGGTGTGCACGTGCAAAGCTGGAATATCAGTACAGACTTTAACCGTGAAGAACTTTTTGAACTTGGCCGTCGTGGTACTTATTATCGCTTCATTAACTTCCCTGTTGAAGTTACAAACGAAATTACTGTCATCAGCATTTCTGGTGATATGATTTCTGCAACTGAAGACGGTATTTATGATGATGGTACTGGTGGTCCTTGCGGCACTCGCTATAATTTGGTAGACCAAAATATTAAGCTTGTACTTTGCGAAGGTCTGCAAATCGATTGTGGTACCAAGAATAAGTTGTCAAGCGTTGGTCATAGTGGTGGTGACGCTGGCGGTGGTAATGTTGAAGTCACTTATAGCTATAGTAACTTCAACGACTTTGACGTAAAGCATCCTAATGACAAGGTTGTTGCATTGCGTCCGTGAGTTTGATTTTGTAGGTGGACGGTGAACGTGCGGGCAATCGTGCCCGCACCTTCATCTTTAGGATTTTTATTTTAGGTTAGGAGATTAATTATGGAACGTGCTATTCCTGTACAGTCTGTTGACGCCGACCAAATGCCTCGTGAAAGAGGTTGGTCATACGATGAGCTTGCTACTATAGTTGGTAGTCTCTATTTAGACTCTCATCATTCTATGCGTACCCGTGAAGAACAATTTCGCTCTGTAAGCGAAGAATATAAGAAAGAGATTCTACGTTTACAGAATGAAGCTGAAGGTATGCGTAAGCAAATTGATGCCTTAAACAAAGAACTAGGAATAACCAGAAGAGAATTAGATGGACGAGCAAGAACTTCTGTTACATCAGGTAGTGAGCGGCAGGGTACGTTGTCAGATAATACCTGACGTATATTATGTATGCCCACCCTCTCCTGCTAATAGGCTTGAGGCTGAGTTTGTATATCGCGAAACACTAAATGAGTGTTCATTTTTTGGTGTAGTAAACTCAAGCGAAATGCTTGAATTAATCATAGAGCATGGGTTATGGTCTATGGATGAAGAGAATGAATTAACTACAATGCCGTCTAGGTTAGACGCCTTAAAGGTTGAGATGTATCAGGGTTATATTGCATTCAAGAGTAGAAGAGTTGACCAAATACGTAAGTTATTAGCAAAGGCGCGTGAGCGTCAGTATGGGTTATCGTCTCGGCGTCATACATATGATTTGTATACAGCAGAAGGCTTAGCTGAAAGCGCTAAGCTACAATACTTATTAGCTAGAAACACTATAGATGATAAAGAACAATTAGTGAATTTAGAAGAGGTATCCGATTCTTTAATGCGTGCTCTTATTGACATATATCTTCAGGCTAAACCAACAGAGTCAGATTTGCGTTCCCTCTCACAAAATCATCGTTGGCGTATGATATGGTCAAGCGGCAGGCAAGAAGGTAGAGTGTTTGGCGTTCCATCCGTATGGCTGACAGATGAACAACAAGCACTTATTGCGTGGTCGAAGCTATATGACAGTATACAAGAACATCCAGACCCACCACCAAAGGAAGTACTGGAAGATGATGACCTATTGGATGGTTGGGTCATACTAGAACAGAAAAAGCGTGAAAAAAGTAAGCAGGAAGGTGAGGGCCACAAAGCTGGTCTTGGTGGTGCACAAGAGGTATTTATTCCTGTTGATTCTGCTTCGGACGCTAAAAGGGTTGATGACATGAATGCAACAGGTGCGCGTTTTACTAAGAAGCAGCGTATGGCCGTGTTACAAAAACGTAAGGTTGTTGGTGAACAAAACATGCCTGATTCCCAACAGAAAATGGCGATGCAGTCCGCTCAACAGTTTAGGAACAGGATGAAAAGTAAGTAAATAGGGTCTTATAAAAGGAGCCATTAATATGGACGATAAAATGGAAGATACATGCGTTCTTAGCCATGGTCAGATGAAGGCATTGGTTGAACGAATGCGTCAAGCTAAAGACGAGAAATTTATTGAACATTCTCGTAAGCGTCTCGATAAGATTGTGTCTACGAAGGTTCGCACAACATTTATTGGTGCGTTGGCGGCGTTTGAAGACGAGTTTGGTTTTTTGTGGGGTCACGACCTACCAGAAGACCAACTAACAGTTGAACAACAGAGTATGTTGGAGTTATGGAAAAATGTTCGTACTATTGTATTAGATAATGGCAATACACAATTACGTGCAGTCAAAAGTGAAATTGCTAATCATGTTATCAAGTGGAATAGATATCATATGGAATTTCAAGTACAAAAACAGGAGAAAAAACTATGAGTGAAAAGAAGAAGGAAGTTTTTAAGGTCAATGACACAGAATATGCTGTACTAAAGCCAATGCCGAAGGACCAACGTGCAGCTCAGCGTGTTTACAATGCGACTTTTGCTGAGGCTCTAAAGGCAGGCGGTTTGTTGCGTCAACGTCTTGGAGACTATATGCGTGACCAAGGTTTATGGAATGATGAGAAAGAAAAGCAGCAAAGAGAACTGCTAAACAACCTCAATGAACATGAGTTAAACCTACAGCGTGGTGGTATTAAGTTGTCTGAGGCGCGCCGTCTAGCTCTCGATATTCGTAAAGTGCGTTTTCAATTACGTAATCTTATTGCCCAACGTAATGAGCTTGACGTAAATACTGTCGAAGGTCAAGCTGAGAACGCTAGATTTAATGCTCTTGTAGCTTCGTGTTTGGTGTATAATGATACGGGTAAACCCGTATACAGCGATGTGGATGACTATCTTACTAACGCAGATACTGAAGAGGCATTTACTGGTGCTCAAACTTTGGCTCAGATGATGTATGCTCTTGATAAAAATCATGAAGCATCTTTACCAGAGAACAAGTTTCTTTCTAAGTGGCGTTTTGTTGATGAAGAACTACGCTTAGTAAACAAAGATGGACACTTAGTTGATACAGAAGGTCGTCTCATTAATGATAAAGGTCATTATGTAGATGAGCAAGGTAATCTTGTAGATGTCAACGGTAATCCAGTCGATGAAATCGGTAATTATCAAGTAGAGTCGCAGCCGTTCTTAGATGATGACGGCCAACCTTTACCTGACCCAGAGTGATTATAATACGCGGATAGGGCCATGTTGTCGGTAAGGCGAGTGTGAATCTCGATACTGACAATATGGCTTTTTTCTTTATATATGAGGTATGACATGGCTTTTAATTTAGTGGCGCGTTTGAAGCTCCAAGGTCCAGCTAATGTTAGACAGATAGTTAATCGCATTCAGTCTCAGCTACAAAGTGTGAGTGTGAATGTTGCATTGAACATTCCGTCTGGGACTAATACCGCATTGACTAATTTCAATAAGTCTTTGTCTAGTACAAACGTACATCTTAAAGATATTACAGCTAGCGCGAATGCTGCCTCTACGGCTTTAGCCGCTGTAAAGACTAGCGTTTCTGGCGCGCAACAAAAAATTAATAAAGTTGCTCAATCTACTCAACAGACATCTAGAAACATGCTTGCCACAGCAAACGCATCGGAATTAGCTGCAACTGAGATTGGTGAATTTGGACGTATATCTGCTTTGGCTTTACGGCGTTTCGTTGGTTTTAGTCTTACTGCCGGTATAATGATTGGTATGGTGGTACAGATTCGTCAAGGCATCAAAGCGGCTATAGATTTTGAGCGTGAAATTGTTCGTGTACAACAGGTTACAGGAAAAACAGTATCTGGTCTTCGTAGTTTGACAGACGCTATCGGAGATATGAGTACTGCGTATGGTGTGTCATCTAATGAATTGGCTGAAGTTACGAGAATTTTATCTCAGGCTGGTCTTGCCGCCAAAGACACTCAGGCAGCTATGTCTGCGATTGCTAAGTCTGACTTGTCGCCAACATTCGAAAACATGAAGCAGACCACAGAAGGCGTTATTGCTGCTATGCGCCAGTTCAAAATCCAGGGTAAAGATATAGAGTCAGCACTAGGTTCAATCAACGCAGTCGCTAGTAGTTTTGCTGTAGAAAGCTCTGATATCATCTCGGCTATACGACGTACTGGTGGTGCGTTCAAGGCTGCTGGTGGTGACCTTAATGAACTTATTGCTCTATTCACATCTGTACGTGCTACTACACGTGAAAGCGCCGATTCTATTGCTACTGGTTTCCGTACTATTTTCACTCGTATGCAAAGACCGCGTACTATTCAGTTCTTAAAAGAATTTGGTATTGAGCTTCAAAACACAGAGGGCCACTTTGTTGGACCTTATAATGCTGTACGTAAACTACATATGGCTTTGAAAGACTTAGACCCTAGAGATATTCGATTCTCTCGTATTATAGAAGAGTTGGGTGGTTTCCGTCAAGTATCTAAGGCCATTCCTTTGATTCAACAATTCACCATAGCACAACAAGCTATGATTGCTTCTTTGGCTGGTTCTGAATCTGTTACAGAAGATGCTGAGATTGCTCAACGTGCGTTGGCTGTACAAATAGGTCAGGTTGCCGAAGAATACAAAAAGCTATTTCGTGAGATTGGTGACAGTAAGCTGTTCAAAAGTCTAGCGGAATACGCATTAAAATTTGCTGATAATCTTACGGATGTAGTTCGTCAACTATCGCCATTAATGCCGCTGTTAGGTGCATTGGGTGTGATTCAGGGTGGTAGAATGGTTGGTCGTTTTGGCCGTGGTTTTTCTCAAGGTCTATTTCCAGTAGCTAGAAAAGAATCTGAAGCCTTACAACAACAAGTGGTTGCTGTACAACAACAAAATACTCAAGCACTTGAAAAAAATACAGTATCACAACAAACAGAAACAACCACAGCTAAGGTTTATGCCGATGCGTTGAGATTGAACAACGTAGAGTTGTCTAAGCTTACTTCTAGTATCGTGCTATTGAATAAGACTATTACTATGATGCCTGGATTTGCCAGAAAAATGGCAACAGGTGGTTCAGTACCGGGAGCTGGTAATCAAGACACTGTTCCAGCAATGTTAACGCCCGGTGAATTCGTGATTAACAAGAATGCTGCTCGCAGTTTTGGATATAATAATCTGCGCGACATTAATCAGATGAGCAGTGGTGGTAGAGTTATTGGTTCATCTGTATCTGGTCGTGGTATGGGTTCCTCTGTGCTTGGACGTACTCTCTTATCCGGTAAAAAACCTGGTGTGTCTGCCACTGTTATTGCGCCATCAAATATAGCAAGAAGTGCTTTGGGTATGGCCCATGGTGATAAGAATGGTTTTTGGAAAAGACTTACTGAAATTCATGGAATGAATAAGATTCGGTACAACAAAGATAGAATTCAAATGATGTTGGATGATATCCGTCGCTATCCACATCAATCGATTAAACCATCTCTATACGGACTACACAACATCTTTGGTCACGAGACTATTGCTCCTAGAGAGTTTCGACCACCTGACTACAGCGCTTTTAGAGACCCAGAGAATGTGATGTATGACCCAAGCCTACAACATGTGCTTGGGTTTGCTCGTGGCGGTATGGTACCAGACCCACGTATTCGTCTTGCGTATAAGTATGCCAAGCAATATAAGAAAAAATTTGGGCTTAAACAGGAGATGGATAGATTACCTCATATTCGTGAGTTTGACAAAGATGATTATATGGATGAAGCCAGCGCATATGGTTATTTTAGAAATACTAATGTGCACGATATGCGCAGACTCATGACATCAAGACGCGGATTTAATCAGCCTCGCGGTGAGATTGCACTTAACTTGCAATTAATAAAAAATAATGCTAAATTAAAAGACACGGTATTTCACGAATTATCGCATCGAGCAGATGCACAAGCTGGAGGTAATCTTGGATATGCTTCTGACCGAAGCGGGGATATGTGGCATCTATGGATTACGAAAAATAAACAACGTTTGTTTGATGCTTTGACCAAACATTTAGCTCGTCGTATGATGTTGCCGTACATTCAAGGAAAATCTGACAATGATTTAATACAAACATTCGCTTCTAATCCTAATGAATTAATAGCTGGTATTGGTTCGCGCAGTTTTTATGACGCATTACCTAGTACAGCCGACAAAGTGGATTTTATTAAAAAGTCTATATATAAAAGCATGAGTTTGCAAGCTGGTCGGTTTTTATCGGACCAACCAGATTCTGAATATTTCGCTAGAATGATGGCTGGAAGTTCCCCTGATTTGCGTAGACTTCGTCGTGACTTTTTATCTAAAGATATTTTCGGCGGTGAGAATGTAGCACCCCAAGCCAAAGCTGAACAGGTTCGTATAGCAAAGATTATGGAGGGGCGTGGTAAAATACAAGGATATGCTAGAGGCGGTGTTGTTCCTGGTGTTGGTAGTGGAGATACTGTTCCCGCGTTACTAGAATCCGGTGAATTTGTAATACAAAAGAGCGCTGTAGATGCTTTTGGTGTTGAAAATCTTCGTCGCATTAATAAATATGCTCAAGGCGACATAGTGCGTCCTGATGGATTACGCATGCCACCTAATATGCCGCCTATTGCTGCCCATGGATTGCCGTATAGTGTTGCTAAACCGATTGCTGATAAATATGCAGTTCAGAGCGGTTCTGCTGCTCATTGGGGTAGAATGTCTGCTGCTACTCCAAACACACAATATGCCCGTTCACCAATACCAGTGAACGCTGGTCAGGAGGTTGCTTCAAGTGGCAACGCTGGACAAGCTGCACAACAAGCAATGTTTATGACGATGATGTTGGGTAATTTTGCTAGTACAATGGTAGATGCTGATAGTGCTGCTCAAAAATGGATTCAAAGCGCCACAACGATGATTATCACTTTCAATGCTATGCGAATGTCTCTTGGTGTTGTACAGGGATTGACTAGTCAATTATCTAATTTTGCTAAAACAGGTGCACAAGCAGGCGTTGCGTCTACACACTTACGAGGTATGTTTAGCCCAAAGAGTGTTATGGGTTCACCACACGCATTTCGTCAAGTAGCGACCCCTATGGGTATGGGTGTCAAGTCTCTGACTAGATATGGTCATGTTGATGCATTATCTAAGAATTTAACCGGATTGAATCTTGCTGCTTTAGGTACTGCATCAGCCATAGCTGCATTATCGGGTATTCTTATTTATCTTGGCGAACAGTCGCGCAAAGAGTCTCATGAGATGGCTAAAGATGCTCGCACAAGTGCGCAGATGCAAGACGCCATAGATAAGCGTAGAACAGGGCGAGGTTTGTCTAGCGCTGGTTGGGGGGCTGCTGCTGGTGGCGGTATTGGTTTTATTGTTGGTTCTATATTCCCAGTAATTGGTAATGCTGTTGGTGCTGCTGTTGGTGCTGGTATCGGTGGTGCTCTAGGTGGTTTATATGGTATGTTTGGTAGTATGGAAGCCGAAATCAAAGAGCTTCGCAAAATCAATCGTGAATCCCGTGTTCAAGAATCGTCAGATGATATTAGAAACGCATTAGACCGTCTGGCTGCTGGTAATGTAGACGCGCGTGGTTCTAAAGAATTGCTAACATTAGGCAAATCACTTGAATCATTACGCGCAGCACAGTTTCAAGCAGAAGCGGATAAAGACACTGATGCAGCATTGTCTATTACTCGTGAATTACGTGGTATGGCACCGCAAGTTCAAGTTGTCAAAGATGAGCTAATAAGTAGTGCGGCTAGCTTGGACGACTTTGAGAATCGTACTTCCGCAGGTGCTCAAATCATTACATATATGGCTTCACAAAAAACTAGCAGCACATACGCTATACGTCAGGAAATCCAAAAGGAAATTACTGAACGAAACAAAGCTAGAGCGTCTATGGAAAAAGAAACACGCGCGAGAGAGCGCGCTGTCTCCTTGATAACTACTTTGAATCAGTTTAATGCGGCTATGACTGAAACCGTACAGAGACTACAGCGTGCTGGTGACGCTTTAGATGGTATTGCCGGTTTGGCTCGCGGAGATGTGGTGATGCCAGAATTTAAGGGTATGCCTGGGTTCGGCAACTTTGCGAGCATAACAGAAGGTGGCGTGTTTGATATTAAACAATTCGAAGACGCTTTGAGACAAGTTGGTGGCGGTTTTGGCTCTACATCAGATAACTACATGTTAAATAGTACACTTGATATTGCTAGAACTATAGATAAACTTCCTCAAGTGATTAGAAATGTCGTTGCTGGTGGTGCTACTGCGTTATCACCAGAACAATTGTCTGGACAATTTCAAGATGAATTTGAGAATCTTTTAGGAACAAAAGACGACACAGGTAAAATGCAAATTACGCGCGCTCAAGAAATGGTAATGCATACTATCATGGGCGGCATTACAGATATGATAGGTAAGCAAGGTTCTGAAGCTGGGGTTGGTAAACTTATTAATCAAATGCGCACCGACGAAGCAGGTGTATTGCGTGAATTGGGCTTAAAAGAGTTTGAGCCAATCTTTAAGCAGTGGGATGGTATTGCTAATAGTCAAACAGACGCGATGCAAGCCTTAGATAAGGCTGTGAAGACACGCATCAGTTTAGAAACCGATATGACTCGCAAACAATTAGATTTAGCTAGACAAGAGCTTAGCAACAGACAAGAGATATTTGAACTGACGAAGCAATGGCCAACAGATGAATTTGGAGCAGGTCGCGTACGTGCAGCACGAGGCAACCAAATATCCGATGTTCTGCAAGGGACACGAGTAGCGGGCGCAGACCCGTTTGACGTAGAACTTATAGGTGGTGCATTATCTAGAGTCAATGAAGAAATTAATGAACTTAGCCAAAAACGACAGACTATGAAAGTCGTAGACGACTCCAATCGTAAAGCATCATTTGAGACTACAACACAGCTTGGTGCTCTGAATACAGAAGCACAAAAATTGCAAATGGCGCTAGGCGTATTAGCCAACACCACAGATGAAGCAACACAAATTCGCCAAACTCTGAACAGACTGGAAGAAGAAAAGAAAGGTCAGTTTGGCCTTTTGGAACGATATATGTTTGAGAGTGACGAAGGTCAACAAAAGATACTGACAAGTATCTATGATGCGCTTGCGGTGTCATATGGAGGCATAGATATCCAAAAATTACCAGATGAACGTCGCCAAGCACTTGGGTCTTTATCTATGGGTGATTTTCGCAATATCCGTGCGCTTATGTTTGGTGTAGACGAGCAAGGTCAAGGATTGACTGGTAATATATTCAATACAAACGAAGCGTTAAAGTTTAGTAATGGCGTTAATATGCCAGCTATGCTGCGGCCATTTCTTGGTGCCACTCTTGGTGAAAGAGCCGCCGAAATAGCCCCAGGCACTATTACAGATGAACAAAAGCCTTTGCTTGACAATCTAAAGAGACTGCATGCCGAAAAACATCAGGCTGAATTAGCTAATTTGGCTTTAATGAAAGATGAGCATACTAGATTTATTACTCTAATGGGTAGTGAATTTACAAACTTCACTAAAGTATTAGTTGATAGTTTTGCGAAAGCCGAGGTAGATACTCTTAAACGAGAGCAGTTTGTGTTGAAGTCTCGTATTGGCGATATCAATAAACAAAAAGAGTCTGTTGCTTCCATACGAGAAATGGCTGACAGTGTTGGTCTAAATATTAGTGATAAAGCAGCAATGGACATAGCATTGATTGTATCAAAAAAGAGTGACGTTATTGATAATGCGAAAAATAGATATAGTCGTGCTGTATCATTTGACCAGCTACAAAGCCGCTATAGTATTACTCGTGAGGGTGCTACACCAGAAGACATTATAGCTACTGGAATTAATCCTAAGCGATTTATGAGTACTGCATATGAGGCATGGCAACGCGCCAAGGAATCGCCCGAAATGGATTTTGCTACTGTGTTGAAGACTAAAATGGGTGATACTAACCAAGATTTTCTTGGTAAAATGGATAAAGAAGGATTACTTAGCGATGATGTTATCAAAAATCTTCGTTTAGCTATAGCTGAAAAACTACAAAAATATGGAGATGATTATAAAGCTATTCAAGACGAAAAATATAGAGCTGAGAGACATGGTCAGGACGATATTTACCAAAAAGACGACAAAGGGGCATATGTATTCGATAACCAATATGCCAAAGACCTAAGAGAGCGCCTAGATATCGCACCAAGAGAAGCGTTCCAAGAAATTTCTGCAATGATTAGTGATGCTTTACGAAAAGCTGCCAACACAGACATAGCAGCGATGCAAAGCGGTACTATTGGTGATGATAAAAATAATTTTGGTGTTTTTCGAGAGCTTTTGATAAACAATAGCAAAGATATTTTAGGACTATCTTCTTCACTAAAAGAATTGGATAATGTCAAACTTGAGAGACTAAATAGCAACTTGGCTAATTTCACAACTAGACTTGAGGAAATTAACATTGAGCTTACAAAACTCGGTGCTGTAGGCGGCGAAGCTGAAGCTCATGCCACTGGCGGTCCTATTTTTAGAAGTCGTGGTACAGATACAGTTCCAGCTATGCTTACTCCTGGTGAGTTTGTTGTTAAGAGAAGCGCGGCGCAAAAGAACATGGAGCTTTTACGGGCTATAAATAGTGGTGATACGCCGATGTATGCTGCTCAAGGTGGCGTAGTAGATAGAAGAGCGTATTGGACTAAGAAGAGAGAAGAAGAACAAGCCCAAAGAGACCGTGCTCGCGCTCGTGCGATGGCAATAGCATTTCCAGACGAAAATCAACGTAGAGAATATGCTGATAGAGCTATTACAAATGATTCTACACAATCAAAGCCAATAAGCAAGGAAGCCTATTGGGCTAATAAACGAGATGAAGAACTTGCTGAGAGAGAGCGCATTAGACAACGTTTACGTACCAGAAAACCAACTCCATTGAACGACATACCAAGTGGTCGTACTCCTGGTGAGATATATGTAAATGGTAAACCTTATGAACAGGGTTCTGGTAAAGCTGCGTTGCCTACTACACCAACAGCATTTTCTACTATCACCCCTGAAGCCTTCCCTGCTCAGCCTCCAATAGCAGAACAACCAAACATTCAAATCAGTACGCCTCGTTATCCACCCGGTACCGATGCGCGTTTTCGTTCCCGTGGCTATACACCACAAAAACCTTTGCATCAACTTCGTGCAGAATCACAAGCTCGCATGGAGACAATTCACACACAACGAGCGGAATTAGAACAAGATTTTGAACAAGACTACACTAGAAACTTGGAGCACCGCAGACAATATAACGCAGCAACGTTAGAAGCAAAGCGCAAAGATAATCTTATGCGCATTGTTGGTGGTGATTCTGTAGCACAAGCTCAATCTAGATTTGACGCTATGCGTTCACGCATAAAGTCTTTTGATGCTCAAAGAGAAGCCTTACTTTATGGCTCGAAGAAGCCGGTTACTGCTACTACACCAACAACACGTGGTACTGGTGCGTATGATGCTAATGCTAAGCCGCCAGCGCGTACTAGACAACCTCTAGGGTTCGATAGACCTCCGGTTGAGACACATACGCCAAAATTTGAGTCTATGGCTGATTTACAAGCGCATCAAATGCGTAGACGAGAGGCTCAAAACGCAGAGATGTTAGCTGGTCGTAGTACAGACCAAAGACTTAGAGCAGAGTATGATAATCGTACGCGCACAATGCAACGAATGAATATCTTAGCAGAAAATGGTGTTATCAGTAGAGATGCAACTCCAGAAGAAGCAGCGAAAGCTTGGGAGCAGTTGCAACGTAATATTGCATTAAAAACTGATATGCATAATATGGTGCAGGATTTTGGACATTATATACCTAGACAAAATAGACAGTCTGCTACTGGTTTGCGTGATTTAATTTTACGTTATGAACCAGATTTTTTCGATGATACTGAAGTATGGAAAGATATACCTGCCCAGCTTGGCGTTGGCACCAGTGCTTCTTTTATGAATATGGCACAAGGTATTATATCTAATAAATTAAAATCTCAAGGACATGAAGTTTCACAAAAGACTATTAGAGATTTATTAGAAGCAGAATATCAACAAGAATTATTAAAAGAAGAGCAACGTAAGAGTAAAGAATATGACCAACAAGCTGTGATTGCGCATACTCAAGGAAAGTTGAATCGTAGACAGCGTGAATTGTTAGGTAGCCAACCTAGAGAATTACATCATAATCTTGCGACCAATATTGGTACTCATACATCGCCTACGCTATCTAAAGAAGCGCATGATTTATCATTAAATAGTAAATACGCCGAACGAATAAGACGTAATGCCCATAATGTATTCGAACTGAATAGAGAAGCAGATATTCATGCTCCGGTGATGCGTGGACGTATACAAGATTTACGTAAAGATACTCGCATGCCGCAACGTAATCAGGGAGATATGAGTCCTCAACTAAGTCCTGTTGGCCCACTTCCTATTCCTTCTTCAAGAGAAATCTTACCGCCGGGAAGTATTGGTGGTGAGACGCTCATTGGTAATACCGCTCGTAGTACTCAGCCAATCAACATTTCAGATACAGCACAAGCTCATTTTGCAGAAGAAATGGGGCGTATGGTATCTGAGCGTCGTCCGCAAACATATGATGAAGTGCAACGCGTTATGGAAGAGGGTCGTGCCACCATGGGACAACCAAAAATTTATTCAGAGGATGTGGTACGAGAAGCACTAAACAGAAGAGCGGCTTTACAGGATGCATATGATAGAAATAAGCGTAGTGCTTTCCATAGTAGTAGAGAGGGTTATGCTAAATATAAGCATACATATACTCAAAAGGTTGCCGACCCTAATAGTCTACCAACATACGATGAATTGTATAAACAATATGGTAATCCTAAGTTGAAAACAGAAATCAACGATATTGATGACTGGATTCGTTCACAAGAATTATTAAAAGAAGAGCAACGTAAACGTAAGGCATACCAACCAAATAAGATGTTTGAGCATGTACCTTGGGTTACCAAAAAAGAAAACCTTGGACAGAAATTGAATACACCAGACTCCATATTTGATGTAGCAAATGCTCAGCTACAACATATTGGCGAATCTTTAAATATGCAAGACTTTGTGTTTGGCGTGACTGTTGGTAATATTCCGCCGGAAGAGTTAAAACGTACGCAGGAAGCCTATGACTTAAAAAAAGTTGCTGCTGTATGGATGGACGCTAAGAAACAAATTGGACTTGGTGATTTCTTACATAAAAAACATCAACAATGGGTGAATGGGCAAATAACAAGAAAACAATTTGAAAATGGAATGCGACGTTTTGTTGGCCATGAACTTGGTCATGGAATAGACAACGCAATGCATGTATCTGACAATCAAGCTATACAAAGTTTTTTGAATAATCCTGCTGTTCTTGATGCTTACAGTAAGAGTATGAGCGGTGGTGATGGTAAGCCAACAGCTCATTCACTAAGACCCAAAGAAATTCTGGCTAATATTTTTAGTAGTCATACGTCAAGCCTAAAGCCATTACAAGAGCAACTTTTTAAAATTATGCGTTCTGAAGAACTTCTTCCTAAAGACGCAAAAACGTTCCATTCCGGTGGCCTTGTTTCTGGTTCTGGTAACCAACCAGCAGTACTGCAAGGTGGTGAATTTGTATTGTCTCGGTCAGTTGTACAAGCTCTTGCTAAAGGTGGCGTTGTACAAGGATATCAAGACGGTGGAGTAGCCCAAAGCAATACTACAAGCGCGGGTGGCTCATACTCATTATTACTGGCAGATGATGCTCAGAGCGCGATGAAGAACTTTACTCAAGAGTTTACGAAGACCGTAAACGACTTCAGCGATGCTGCACAACGACTAGAAGCCTTTCCTGATAATTTTGATGGTGTGGTTACTAGACTTGAAGATTCAATCAGTACTATCCCAACAGAAATCAAACTAGATGCTGACTTAAACGCCCTAACTTCATCCTTAGATGATGCAATATCACGATGGGAAACTGCTACTAGTGGTATGCCTACTGAATTTAGTCTGAACACTGCCGATGTCAATAGTATGTTGAGCAAGTTTTCATCTGATTTTGCTACTAATGTTGGCGCATTACAACAAACCATGTCAGAGTTTAGTGCTAGTTCGGAAGCTTTGCCAGAAAACATCAGTGCCGCTTTCGGAACTGCAAACACTGGTATGATAGAGTCTGCCAACGCATTAAGTGGTGCAATGAGTGATTTCAATAGCGCTGCAACCTCCTTTGGTCAAAGTGCAACTCAACTTGCAACGGTTGTGGCAGAATTTGCTGTTGCTGCTGATAGAATGCGTGGTGCTGCCATAGAAATTCGTGACGCGTTGGCTCAAGAAGTGCGTATTTCAGTAACACATACTCACCAACCTGTGACTGTTGTGGTAGAAGGTGGCGAAACCTTGACACAAAGCGGTGATGCATTTAGTGAAATGGTTATGGGAGTTGTTGGTCCTGAGATTGACCGTTTACGTGACAGAATTAGAGATACTGGTTTTGGTATAGCATAGGAAAACACATGGCAGACATTAACGATGTACTTAATCTATATCTATCTGGTGTAGACTCATGCAATGACAGTATGTCTTTGTATATTCAGGTGTCTCCAGGTAGTTCTGAAGACATACCTTTGTATATAGCAACACACTGCGCACTTAATTCTTTCATGTCATTATATATGCAGGGAATAGTACCAATAAATGAGTCTATGTCTCTGTATGTAGATGGTATAGGCATACATAATAATAGTTGTTTGCTTTATATACATGGTCATGTGAATGCAGTCAATACTTATGCTACATTATTTTTGCAAACTGGAACCGCTGGTACTTTTGGTGTTCAGTCATCCATACCGCTGTATATGGGACCGCCATCATATGAGCAGGAGATGCCCCTGTTTTTAATGAACACGCAAACATCCGCTCCGTTTAGCGGTGTGCACACGCTTTTTATGAACGGGCGCATGAATCGTTTGAGCGGTCATTTAGACCTACTTATTTTCAATGAGCAAATAGCAGAGAGCTTAACGCTATATGTAAAGGCCCCTGGTTTTTGGAGTGGGTTTGTTCCGTACGGCCAAGCGATGCCTATGTATTTGCAGCAAGACGGTGTAGATATTCATAGTACTTTATTTGTTGGTGGAAAAAGTGAATTAAATACTTTTATATCGCTGTATACTCTAAGTACGGTTGATATTAACGAGTCTTTGACTTTAGTGATTCCCCACACAACCTTCCCTGCTAATACTTTTGCTAGTTGTTATATCAATGGAATGATATCAGATGATAATTCATCTATTTTATATACTCTTTCTGTTGGTGATACTTCTGACATATTGACATTAGTAATGAATCCAAATATAGGTTCAGTAAATACTTATGCCAACCTGTATATCAAAGGCATGTATTTAGACACTGAACAGCTAGACCTATATATTAATGGAATATATGATGCATCAGATAGCATACCGTTGTATATGCAACAGAACAATGCATTGCTTAATACATATGCATCTCTATATATATCTGGGGCATATGTGGAATCTACAAATTGTACATTGACAATACCTGATACTATTGATTATGATAGTGGCGTAACTGCACTATATGTTTTTGGATGGTAAGACATAGGGGTTTATGATGGCAGCACAAACAGCAATTCTATATAATGGCAAACGAATTATTCCAGCGCCCGAATTAGATTTCGGTAAGAGCTTTATTCGTTCGGCTGATGGCTCTATTATTGGCTCATCTCATACAGTTACTTTAAGCGGAACTTTAGTTGGCACCAAAGGATGGGACTTTAGTTCTTCTCCAGATTTTTATACAGGCAGTGACTATCCGTCTGATGATACTGGTGGTGATTCATTTAGTAATCTTGTGGCTATGCAAGATAGGATGAGGGAATTATTTGCTATTGGACAAGACTATCATTGGTTTGAAGTAGTTGGTTGTAGCGGCGTTGTGCGTAAATGGCGTGCTCGTGTTACTAGTGTGAATTTTCCAGCGGGTCGTTGGACACATACTTCACAATATAGCATACAATTAGAACTTCAGGATGCTCTTGTAATAGAAGACGACAGTTTACAACTTGAACATAGCGAAAACTGGTCTGTAAAGTTTGAAGAAGAAGAAGGTGGCGTTTATCGTTTAACGCACACATTATCTGCCCAAGCACAAGAATTTGCCGAAGACTATGGCAATGTACATGCTGGATGGCAAGTCGCTAAAACATGGGTTGACACTAGATTAGCTGGTTCTGATTATACCGGAAATGTCCCAAGCACCATAAATAATGACATAGTGTTTGGTAGTACTGGTCTTAATCTTGTTGATTATACGGCATATGATTATACTGTAGAACGTTCAATTGATGAAATCGGTGGAACATATTCTATTTCAGAGACATGGACTTTAGCCAAAGACCCAGTGTTCAAGATATGGACTACTACACTAAATCAGGTTCGTGACGGTGATACTACAGTATCTATCGAAGGAGAATTTCGTTCTTTTCTTAACCGTGTTTCTGATACTGAAACCGACCCAACAAACGCCAACGCAGCTCTAACAGCATTCAACTCATGGGATGCAGCAAATTCAGCGTATAGTCTTGCCAACACAGCATATGCAAGCCATGGATGTCTTACTTTAAGCAGTTGTCCTGTATCGCGGTCTATTACTACTACTACAGAACTAAGAGGGGCAGACACGGCGTTTGGGCAAGCGTCTCGTGTGGTGAAATTTTCATATGAGTTTAGCGATGCTGCCTCTCCTGCTGATATTTCTTTGACCACTAATGTACAAACTAGTTTAATTGGTGATTGCAATACTACTGTCGTAATCAATGGTAATATTCAAGGTCATGCATGTGGTTGTGACCTGACTAAGTTTGAACAAGCACAATTAGCATATAATAATATAAATTGTGACGATGAAGCCACTTCTGCATATTCTGGTAGTGGTACATTAATCAAAACATCTAGCTCATATACACAGAACGTTACTGATGGAATTATCGAATTCTCTTGTGAATTCAGTGACCGTGGTACTGAGGATGGTTTAAGAGAAGAGAAAACAACCATTAGTTGGACTTGTGGTGAGTTAGGGTCTGACGGTGAAAGCAAATACAAGTATTCAGTTGATGGCAGTATTCAAGCATATTGCTCTGATGTAGACATACCTGAAGCACCGACTCCAGCCTCTTATGGTTTTGATGCTACATTACGTAGTACGTCGGTTACGACAGATGAAGAGAATCGTACAGTATCGTGGCAGTATGAGTGGGATGACGATACCGGTCTTGGTTTGGTTGATATCGTAGTTGAAAAGTCTAGCGGACCTGAAAACTGTGATGTTATAGAAACAAAGGTGTCATTTTCTGTAGAAGGTAATGGTTGTGATAGTGTTAGTAAGCTGGCAAATGCACAATCAGCTATTGGTAGTCTAAGTGCTAGTTTGTATGCTGAACCAGGGTCTTGTCAAACATACCACAACATATCAACAAATCGCACACAAGGCACTATTGAAGAAACATATGGTTTTACCACTGAATGTGATGCTTCTGTTGATATCACTATTACTACCGCTATAGATAATCAATATTGTGATGAGCGTGAATCTACTACTGTTGAAGGCAATATCGTTGGTAATTGCTTTGCTAGTGGTGGAGCGATGGTTGCTGCTGAGGCTGAGTTTGCTAATTATGGTGTTGGCGCTTATGCAACATATGGGTCTTTAGCGTCTTCACGTATATCACGCAATGAGAAGAGTGGGACCATTTCTTTTACGTATGATTTTCGTGAAGATACTGATGTACAAGAAGAAACGATTACAGAGTCGTGGTCTTGTGGAGACCTAGCTTCTGACGGCACAAGTAAAACTAAATATAGTGTATCTGGTAGTATTCAGGGCACTTGTGATGGAGCTATGCCATCAGCGCCCGCTCCATCTACCTATGGTTTTGATGCTGTATTGACCTCGCGTTCTGTTACTAGTGACGCAGATAAAAAACATATTTCATGGCAATATGATTGGGACGGTGATACTGGACTTGGTTTGGTTGAAATTACAGTCGATACATCGGTTGGTCCTGACAATTGTGATGTTACTAATACTACGGTAGAGTTTTCTGTAACTGGCACTGGTTGTGATAGCAACACTATGATAGCTAATGCTAGAGGTGCTTTGAGTAGTCTAGACGCTTCAGATTATGCGCCAAGTGGTTCGTGTCAAACTTCTACACAAGTACGCGAAAATTTAACTCGTGGTTCGATTACTAAAACATATACCTTTAGTACGGAATGTGATGCGACTCTTGACTTAACTATTACAGAGTCCTATACCACTGAAGAATGTGGCGAGGCTCAATACAATATAGAAGGTCAAATACAAGGTTTGTGTTTTGCTACTGGCGGAGCATTTGCTGCTGCTGAATCTCTTTTTGGTAGTCATGGAGTCAGTGCTTATTCTTCATATGGGTGCATGGTATCTTCTCGTGTGGTAAAAAATGAACGAAATGGTATTATTAATTTTACATATGACTTTAAGGATTGTACAAGTGGTTATAAGCATGAGCAAACTGTGTCGGTACGCCATGATGAACAAGGTTGCTGTTCAGAAATAGTTGTTTCTGGAACTATTACTCCATATTGTGATGCATCTACTGGTAGAGCTGGTCAGATTGCAGTTACTGAAGCTGCGTGGTCTACTATTGCAGCATCTTTATCTAGTACTGCATCTGGTTTGTGTAGTGAAACTATTAGATTATCTGGTACACAAGTAACAGCTAATAAGTATAATGGTCAATTGACTTATACCTATACTTATAAGTGTTGTGATACTATTTTGTCCGGTGTATTTGATGAGTCAATAACTATTAGTCGTGAATATGGCGCTGATGTCATTGCCATAGTACCAATTCTTGGTCGAGCTAATGGTCCATTAATTCAAGATAAGGGCACAAAAACAGCCGAGAAATTTTCAGTTAGTATACAAGCAACTTTTCCTAAAGAGTGTGGTGTGCTGACTTCAAAACCTAGTGGCATTACCACTGAGGTTGAGGATATAATTAGTGGGGTTAGTTGTAGTGGTAGCGCTCTGAATACTTATGTGGAAAGCGACCGCGAGTCTTGGAATCCTTCGACAGGACGATATACTAGAGATGTAACATTTGTATGCGAATATTGTTAGGAGATTATGATGGCATTATGCTGTGGAAGTAGTGGAACACCATTTATACAGACTACATTCTTAGGTGCTAGTATTACTAGATTTTCTGCCCAGGTAGACTGGAATGGAACTGGTGGCGGTATGCAGGTAGAGTTAGTTGAAGACCCATGCAATGGTGATTCGTTTGAACCACCTGGAGTTGGTATGCCCGTATTTTTTAGAATGGGTGGCTTTACTCATGGTGGTATTCTGCAAAACTGGAAACAAAATGACGCATCGGATGGGCCTAAACACTATACAGTTAATGTTATGAGTCCTCGTGATATTATAGATGGCTGTCAGATAATTCTCAGTAGCTATAACGGCCCAACTTTTGGTGTACCTAATCTAGTTAATGTATATGGTTGGTTAGAGGCAAACTATGGTAGTTTATGTGGAGAAGTTGGTTTTACAGGTAGCGTTATAGAAGACGAAGACAATGATTCTACAGACGATGATGATACACCGTGCAAAGAAGTGCGTTCTGCAACCGTTGAGACACCAAGATTTAGTTCTAATTTGACGTATCCTCCAGCCCCAGGTTTTGGCGGTGCTTTCAATAATGAAGTCGGTATTCAATGGCAACTTATCAAACGAGCCCTTAGTACATTATTAGGTACTGGTGGAGGCGCATATGGTGGAAGACTAAAGTTTCGTGGGCATGAGTATATTGTAGATATATCTGACTTGCCGCCCATTAATGCGGAGATTCGTATTGGTGGTGAGAACATGTCTTTAGAAGCTTTAATAGCTAGAGTTTGTGCTTTGGGTGGAGTAGACTACTTCTATGATTTATACACAACTGGTGCTACGTGTGGTGGTAGTACACTAAGCATCATCAAAGTACGCACTAGCTCTGGTTCGTGGCAAGCCTTTGACCAATCTGCTCAGCTTGTAGATAGTGCTTGTAGTTCGCAAATTGATGCGCGATTAAGTTTAGGAACTATTAGTCATGCTATTGGAGCATCTACGTGTATTACTCGATATGGTCGAGGTCTTGAACTACGTTCTGATGTAACAAACGCGTTTCTAACAGGTGAGTTTCGTCAAGAAATTTGGCAGACTCAGTATGAAGACGAAGAAGGCGAAGATGCATGTGAAGGCATGGCGACAATATGGCCATATTGGGGAAAAAATCCAGATGGAACAGTGATATTAGGTAAGGGATGTTCTAGCTTAGATTTGCCGTCTGCTCCAGACGAATTAAATGAAGGTCACACTTTTGTGATTAAAACAGACCATCTTGGGGTAGGTGTTGAAGAATGGGAAGTAACATTACATGAACTTCACGCTGCTTTAGTGAGTCAACACAGTTGGGAAGCATGGCTTGCGTTTTACGAAAAGGAGAAATATGCGAAAATTTCTGGTGAGAATGAACAGAACGATAAACTCTTAGACAAAACACATGCTTTGGGCATGGCTATGGCTAACACAATCAAGCAGAAGTTAGCTGACGCACAAGCAGGCAATGCGGAAGGTGCGGTATTAAACGCCAAAGATTTCGTTAATATGTGGAAGGAAAATGTTGAGAATCTTGGTGCGCCAGACGACGAACAGCTACGTAAAAATGCAAAGCTCTTTGATTTCGTACGTAAGTTTGCTCAGGAATTTTATGGTAGAAAGTTTATGGTACGGCTTCCGTTCTTATGTAAGAGGTATAATACGGATACACCATGGACAATTCAAACCAACTGGGAAACTACAGATAGTGGTTGGACAGAGTGGCCTGTGTTGGGTATTCCTAATCAACATTGGATATTAGACCAGTTTCGTGCTGATGATGGCAAGATTCGTTGTTTTATGAAGTTTGTAAGTGAACGACCTATGATGCTTGATAATCTTAGTCGCAAAGATTATTTTGCTTGTGACATGTATACTGTGTTTGTGTCTGGGTCGTGTGACGATGGAATTGTGTGGGTTGGTCCTAATGACGCACGTGCTGTAGTTACTTTGAGTGGTCCAATTCAACAATATAATAAGCACGATATCAAACCAGAGTGGCTATTGGGTTTTGCTATAACCAGTGCTTTGCATAATAACGACAAAAAGGCGTTCATGACATTGATGAAGAGTGTCACTAATGATAAGTTTGCCTTAGGTATGTTAGACCCATTTCTTATGCCTGTTGCTGCTGCTATACCACTACAGAGTACACGTTTAGTATATGGCCCTTGGTTTGCTAAGAAGTCTGACTTTACTGGATTCAACTTCTTTGGCGGTGGCTCATTGTTTAGCGGCAGTGATAACGGTCGCACAGAATATCAGAGAGAAGCAGGTTTTGCACCATGGAACTTTGGCAGTTGGGCTCTTATGGATTGGGCCGCATATAATACGGCGAGTGCCATGCTGGGCGATAAGTATGTTTTGGAGATGGGCGATATTACATTCCCAGGTGCTCCTGTTGGCTCCTTAGGTAGTCTTATTGATGCTGGTGGTCCAGCGGTATCGAATATTGATGTACAAATTGGTCGTGGTGATGGTGCTGTGTTGACTACATATAGAATGCGCACCCATACACCACAGATGGGTCAGATGGCTAAGCAGCGTATTGACCAAATGCGTCATAATGCACAGGTTGCTATTAAAGCAGAGCGCATGTTCCGCAAATATACTCTTGAACGGTTACGTAATGAATGGGATAATAAGCTAGACCAAGAGATATTGGCGTGGACTACCAGTAAGGGCGAATCTGGTAGTTCATCACACGATTTTATGTCTGCTCAAGCAGGTATAGATTTTGATGGGCCAGGACTTGAATATAATACCGGAACTACAATCCAAACCTATCATATGAAGCCTTCTGAAACATTGACGACACACGTGGCTCAAAGATATGAAGAAACTAGCCAAGCAGACGAGCCGCACGGTGAAAGCGTTATGGGTATTACTGAGGGGCGTAAAGAATTACGTGGTATGCGTGCTGATAATCCGCATTTTTGGAGACGTAGAGCGTATATGGATACTATCGGTATGTTTCGCGGTTTCTCTACTTTGCCACATACTCAAAAAGCCGATAAGGACGATGCATATTTTTTACCTCACTGGCGTAATGAGATTAATCGTGATTTGTCTCAAAACGGAGATTTACTACATCCAAAATTTGGTGACGAAAGCTCACAGTGGTTTATGTCATCTGGCGGTACTTCATCAAAGTCTAAGCGCAATGTTTCGTTTTTCTCACACGACCAAGTTCCTCCATTGTTCTGTTTAGAAGACCATCTTCCTATCAATATCACAACGCTATCTCCATTTTTAGACAGTGGTGGCTCGTTGACTAAAGGCAGCGATGGTTGGGGTGGCGGTGGCGCACCACTTACTAGCAAATCATCAGTTGGTCACGACATTTCATACATTGCTAGAGACGGTGTTTATCCTACTCATTTAAGCGTAAGAGTAGGTGGTTATAGCGAAAACCATTGGTATCGCGCCATGGCGTTGAAAGGACCATTGGTATTAGCGGGTTGGGGATTTGATATTGACAATAAGCCAGTTCCTAATGCCTCTACAGAATATCCTAATTCTCCTAAAATGGAGTTTGAACAGGATTGGCTAAGAAAACCTCAGAAGTGGGTGTGTGGTCCAGTAGACTTGCGCTGGGATTATAAGCGACATGTGTGGGTTGCTCCTTCTCCTATGAAGATTGTGAAGATGGAGTTGGCCGCTGACTTATGTCCACAAAAATGTGCTAAAGCCATAATCTATGACGACCAACGCCAGTATGATAAAGACGGTACACCTATTGATGAGGTTGTTGCTTGTCGTAAGAGTGGGTATGAAGTTACTGTATTTAGTGAGGCTATGTATGCTGTCCCTAAGGGTTGGCGTATTATGGCGCATTATGATACTACGCTTAATAGATACGAAATGATTAATCACGACCCATTGCCGTTGGTTGAAGTTAACATTTTACAAGATATGCGTTGTGATGAAGATTTAGTTGACGGTGCTGTTATTGTCGGTCCTGCTGGAGACTGCTCGTTGGACCCATGTGGCTCACTTACTGGAATGCCTATTGATTTACAAAACCCTATGAATCAACCAATTTGTGCCCCTCGTAAAGCCCTAGTATGGATTTGTGGATTTGAGTGTGAGGATGGCGGCGAAGACGAATCAAGTAAGACTCTTGATGATTGTGAACATAAATGTCAAAAAATTAAGAAAGCAAAAGGGGTTATCGTACAAGCCGAATTCCACCCTGATTGTGTCGTAACACATGTAGAGCTATTAGAGTATTATTGTTGGGGCTATGATGTTTCGTGCGACGAAGAAGATATAGAATTGTGGTCTCAGGGCGACGTAGATGTGGCATGGGATTGGTGTTTTAATATGGACACGGTCAGTTGTGTGCCGAGTTTTACAGTAGACACAAATGAAGTGTCGCACTCTCACATTATCACCGATACAGTAGAGATTAGTGGTGAGATTAGCGGAGTCACAGATACGACTACCGACACAGTAACGATAGAGATTGACTTACCTTCTCGTGTCATTATTGGCGAAACTGACGTAAATACTTCTTGCGTAATAGAATCTACTGGAACACCACCTACTATAACTGGTTATCTACTTGGAATTGATGATGGTATCGGTGTTGATAAATCTGTTACTGATATGACTGGTACTGTAAATTGCAGTGGTAGTAATTGCTACTGTGAATGTGATGTTACTTTATCTGGTGGAACTGTCAATATCAATTCTACGGATATACTTAGTTTGATTGATATGACTGTTTATTATAATAGTGGTACTGTAATAGTATCTGGTGAGTTGTGTGAACACACCCACCCATTTTCTGCTGAGATATCGTCATACAGTTTTGTCAGTGAAATCACCCTTAATCATCAACACCCGTTTGCAGCTTCGTTTACTGATTCTGTTAATATCAGTGCTGTTACAGATACAAATACACACAAGCACACAGTAGAGATTCCTTGTAAAGAAGCGTGCGTGAATTCTGACGCGAGCTTTGATTTAGATATCGATACTAAATTTATCCCTGGGTATTGTACATTACGTGTTGCTGTACTAAATAAAAATTTCTGGGAATATTATTGGTACGCATTATGCGTTGGTACTAGAGCATTGTGGCATCAAGGCGAGATGGGTCCAGCATCAACTGCGTTAAATACTACACCACCATGTAGTACTGATTGCGCAGATATTACATGCGATGAACCAACTTATGATTGTCCTGTAGCTGAACGTAATCAATATAGTTTAGCGTATGGTGAAGATGTTAGTTGGTTTGGTTTTGATACTGACACTACATTGCTTAATACTGAGACCAATTGCGTGGAACACAACCCAGGCGCAGTTAGTGCATCTGCACAATGCGAATCTATATCTTTGAGCGATTGTTGCGTTACGTGTAATGGTGCCACAATTAGTAAATTGGGTGGCGAAGAAGATGCTGGTGACAGAGCATGGCAGAGTGTAAACCCAGGCGACCTCACCTCATATTGTCCTGATGGTTACTTAGATTGGAAACCATTTCTCAGAGATTATGAATTAGGAATTTTTAACTTTATAGCAGATGATGCGGCAGACCATATTGCATCGCCATAAAAGGAGCATACTATGAAACCAAGGGGAGATATTTCACCACAAGAGAGGGATGAGATTATTAGTAATTCACGACCTCTTCCTTCAAAAACATCGCTAGTAAAAAACCTTACCAAAGCATTAGTAAAGCATGTAGCTGACGGTTTAAAGAAAGTTGAAATAGATGAATATGTAGAACGCTTACGTATATGTAATACCAATAAGTGTGGTATGAGAGTGAAGAATAGATGTACACATGAAGACTGTGGGTGTTTTCTAGATAAGAAAGCGTGGTGGGCGTCTGAAGACTGTCCAATGAACCTATGGCCAAAACAATGAATTGGTGTATATACCAATGACCCTATTACAGGAGATTTAAAAACATGGCAGAAATCAAATTTTATGCCGCCAATGGTTTAGGCGGTGCTTTTAGTGTTGACATGGCAGGTTCAGGGCTTGGTTTTTTTGGCTCTGGTGGATTTGGTGCATCTGTTGCGGTTGGTGCCTACCAAGAGAACACTTATATTACTGACGGTGCTGGTGCCGTACAAGGCCCACAATCTAATAATGTGAAATGGACACACGCTAATAGTGGTGAACTCTCTGGTGCAACCAACCTATACCTACGAGATATTCCTAATGGTAATGCCACTTTAAATCCTCGTTTTACTCACAGTTCTGCTGTGCAAGTTCAAAACGTAGAAATGCGTATTTACGACCGCGTTAGCACTGATGTTGGTGCGTCTGGCGTTACTACCAAGGCATACGAAACCTTGCATCCATCCGCTGTACAATCTGGGCTTTTAGGCTCCGGTGAAACTTCTTGGACAACTCCAGCAGGGTCTGGCGTTACCTTGAGTTTAGCACAGTCACCAGGAGAATCTGGATTGTATGCAGGGAACGGTGGCAGCTCTACTAGACAAGACGACAGACACGATTGGTATGTGTGTTTGTCTGCTCGACCCGACTCCATAGGTTCCAAAACTCAGTTTGGCTTGTATTTTGCTCTTGAATATCTTTGATTTATAAGTTAAGTCAGATGAAGACATTGACAAACCTCCCATGTGGTGTATAATATATCACATGAGGAGGTTTTTTTTATGAAAATTCATATCGGACAAAAGTTTAACTACCTAACTGTATTAGAATTACCATGTAATGGTAAGGTGTCATGCAAATGTGATTGTGGTACTGTCAAAAGCATAAGAACAACTAGTGTAACTTCTGGCAGAACTAAAAGTTGTGGGTGTTATAATCGCAAAGCCGCTAGTCAAAGAATGCATAGGTATAATGATAAGTATACTGCGCCAATTAAACACCCAGTCTATAATAGTTGGAAATCCATGAAGACTCGTAGGATAGCTTCCAAAGAATGGTCTAGTGATTATCAAGCTTTTTATGATTGGTCTATTCAAAACGGATGGAGTAAGGGCTTGGTGTTACGTAGACGAGATAATACCGCCCCCTGTTCTCCTGCTAACTGTTATTGGGGTCAACGCCCTAAGATAAACCAAAACATTGCTAAACGTAGAGCGACTTGTTTGAAAAAGTATGGAGTAGAGTCTTACACACAATCCGACGAACATAAAGCCAGAGTAAAGGCTACGTCTATTAATAAATATGGCACTAGTCACCCATCTCAATCAGAAGAAGTTAAACAAAAGATTAGGGACACAAATTTGCAACGATATGGTTTTGAATATGCTGCAAAATCACCTAAAGTACAAAACAGAATACGTGAAACGTGCTTAAAGAAATATGGTGTTTCATGTACACTACAAGACCAAGCTATTAAAAACAAAGCTATTCAAACGTGTATGGAAAGGTATGGTGCTGAATCATATCATATGTCTTCTTTTGTTGAACAGGATAGTCTAGGCGTATTTTTAGGAGACTCTTTTCAACCTAATCGAACCATCCTAAATGGTAAAGAAATAGACTTCTATGATGACGATTTACGATTAGGTATTGAATACTGCGGACTACATTGGCATCATGAACTTTCGCTAGAACCAAGATTAAGAAACTATCATTATGATAAATATAAACAATGTCTAGAACAAGATATCCGCTTGATAACTATTTTTTCAGACGAGTGGTTATTACGTCAGCCGCAGGTACAAGGTTACTTAGACGCAGTCCTACACAAAAATAAGTCTGTTTATGGTAGAAAGTGCTACGTAGATATAATTGATTCAAGTATTGGTAAAAATTTTATACAGCAATTCCATATACAAGGATGTCGTAGAGCTGCTCTTGTATATTTTGGATTATACTACCAGGATGAATTATGTGGTGTGCTGTCTCTCAATAATCATCATAGGATGACTGAAGATATAGTATTGGATAGATTAGCGTTTGTTCGTGGTGTGTCTGTGCTTGGTGGCGCGTCCAAACTATTGAAGTATGCCATACAATGGTGTAAGCAAAACAGCATTCATAAAATTACTACGTGGTCTGATAACAGATGGTCATCTGGAACTGTGTATCACAAAATGGGATTTGTTTTAGATAAAGAAATAGGGGCTGACTATTCTTATGTAAAGATTAGCCAACCCCGTCAAAGGATTAGTAAGCAATCTATGATGAAGTCTAAGACTGGGTGCCCTAGTAACATCACTGAAAAAGAATGGTGTTTACAGCATGGGTATGCGCGTATTTGGGATTGTGGTAAAAAACGATTTGTGTACAACGTTTGACAGATATTATTCGGTTGCTTTCTTTTCTTTATTCCATCTAACCCAACCACCGTCAGGCAGATAAGCACCAGATTCTAAAACCCCTCCCATAACGCTTTGCTTGTCCGTTTCTTTGCGTCTAGGATACAGTCCACCGCCCTTCTTTTGCTGACCATAGCTAAGCTTTGCTCTACAGCTACGATTTTGACAATGAATTTCATAATACTTATTGTCGTCCTTATCAGTTCTAACTATCAGTCTTAGTTCTTCACAACCACATTTCCTGCATTTGTGAAATTCACCGAACACTTCCTGCAAAGCAGCTAGTTCTTCAAAAACGGATGTGTGTGTGTCTCCCTGTCCTTCAATAAATACCTTGGGTGATATTCTAATCTGTACTTTCATTTAATTATCTCCATTGCTTATAGTTGCCTACGGTTGTTGGTTTTGGTTTTACACCACGTTGTATCTTATTAAGTTCTTGCAACATGCGTTGCGCAACACTTTTCGTGATACTTTCTATTTCAGTATATATGCGCTTTCCAGAGTTAACAAAGTCTAATACAGAGATATTTAATCTCTTACACATTGTATCTATGACATTGATTTGTGCATCAGAGATAGGCTCGTCAACATGCCATTCGCACTCACTATCTGTGACTTCTGCCTTTTCGCTTACTTCTTCAGCAGTTACGATATTACGAAGTCGCAATAGTTTTCTCAAAGCTCGTCCTTCAGCACGAGAAGCAGCGGTGGCTGACGCATATTTATGGTATGGGTGGTCACAGTTGTCCTTATTCACATCTGCCACTTCAGCACATTGCACCACTTGACGGCACAGCGGATGGTCGGCATTTTGTATAAGAATTCGTAATTGAACTCCAACTGTAGCAGTACCGTTATTATTAACGCTTGGTGGTGTTATGTGCGTTATTTCTGACGCAATAATTGGACCCAAGACTACTTCTATAACACGGCGGCACCCATCACATGTTGGTGCACCATCCATCAGTTCATCATCACGAAAATGTTTCATAACAAATTCGTGCCATAATTCAGAACCATAAGCTGGTAGTGATTCCATTGCTTCTTCTTCCGAATATGGTACCATGGACTTATCTGGTTCTTCTTCGGCGGCGTCCAAAGTATCGGATAGTTCTTGAGCTTTCTTATCGTTTAATTCTACCAATTTTTGCACCAATACCGTCTTTGTATTTTTCATGAACTCTTCATCTGTAAATCCGTGCTCATTACGTAATATATTCCGTACTTCTTCAATGCTCGTTTGTTCATATCCAGTCGCCATATTATACCTCAATTTCAATTAATCTGTCATTCTTTTTTGGAAATTCTGTTTGTACACTTTCCAGCGCTTTGATGGTTTGCGCCAATATTTTGCGTTGCTTTAGCTTAGATACGTGATTATTCATTTGCTTGATACGAATGACAACAAATCCGTGTCCCAGCAACAATCCGTTTTTTTCTAGGTCTGACCTTATATTACGCTGTAAATTGTCATCGCCCCAGATAGGAAGAAAATGCGACGGTCCATCAATTTCTATCGCAACCGACAGTGATGGGATTAGCAAGTCTACTTCCAGTTTTTGATTTGGAATCACATCCATTACGTGGTATCTTAACTCATAACCGGCTTTTGTCAATTCGTCACGCATATAACGCTCTAATTTCGAGCCCTCGCGAGAAGCGACACGCACGGCGTCCTGTGCCTTCTTTAACAAATTAGATTTGGCCTGTGGAGTCATACGTTCCCATTGTTCTTTTGCCTTTTGGGAGCGGGCCAACAAGGTTGCTTCGGATGCTTCGGCCCAGCTTTTTTCTACGCTTTCAGCAATACGTTGCTTAACTGTGTCTGACCTCGCTTGTCCTAATGTTGGATGTTGTGAGCGCCCTGCCTCTAGGGCTGCTTTTTGTGCTTCTGATTTATCTCGCGGAGGAATGCCTAATCTGATTAATGCTCTGCGTATACGTTGTCTGTTGGTATTTAGCTCATTAGCAATATCTTGCATTGAACGATTTTTTTCACTGTATTGCTCCAATAGCCAATCTCTATTTTTTAAGTAATGAATACTCATGATGTATTACCTCTGATAGGTTTTGATGTTGAAAATTCTCTACGATATGCTTAACTTCTATGTTGAAGTTATTGCTTATGATTTGTGCGTGGTGATTACAACGCGCTATTATATGTAATGACGGATGTCTAAATAATGATGTCATCACTCCATATCTTTTTGGATTATCCATCCAAGACATATCCCAAACATAAAACATACGTACGTTAGGACCAGGAAATCTAAGCAGGGAAAGGGTGGTTGGGATAGAGGTTGAAATAGACACCCCAGGCTGCGCCCAAGCCTCTATCATTAAAAACGTTGGTAGTTCTAGCTGGCGACATGGTCTATGTAGGTCGGAATAAAAGAGAGAGGCATGCAGGCTTCCCTGCTTATTTATTTCGTTGGCTTGCTCAATCAAGTAGAACATCATTTGACTAGCGCCGACATGATTAACTAAAAAGTTCACTGGAATTGTCATTGTGTTTATCCTATCACTTTTTTACGCGAATTTTTAATTGTCCGTTTGTGAGATAATTTTTTTGAGGGCGTTTTCATAGGTATGATTATGTAATAGCTCTTGGTGTTCTTGTATCACTGTTGCGTATTGTTCTTCTGGTATACATGTATTATGGAATTTATTCCATGGGGTTGGCAGTTTGTCATCTTCACCACAATATATTGGCATACTACCACATGCTATAACACGTAGAACCTCTATAATGTTATCTACCAACACTTTCTTAGTAGAACAATAAAGTCGCCGTTTATCGTTTAATGAACCAACACCAAGATATTGAGACACGGACCAAGGTAGCTCACTTAGGATTTTTACATTCAGTGGTTCTCTACATATATTCAATCCCTCTGGACATGGTCCGCATACAATTCCGAAGTCGCATCGCAGGGCATCATCCATATCATCAACATAAAAGTTATGGTGGTCTACTAAGTATTTGAAGTCAAACTCTTGTGTTTTAGATTGTGTCGTAAGTTTAAATACAAATGGTTTGTCTACTGAGCCAATCACTATGGGAATTTGAGCTGTTTGTAAACATTTAGCTAGAGCTAGTGTTATTTGCATACCAATAAACATGTCTGGCTTTAGTTCATCAAACGCGTCAAATGCTGGTACATGAGACTCTTCCCACCAAATCCAGTCATGACCTAATTCTACGGCAGCTTTTGCGAACCCACTAATTGTATTATTTGGTATTGCCTGTGCTAAAATTTTCATTTTGTTATAGCCTTTTTAATGTCGTTTGGTTTATTGATTTCGAACACATAAGTTCTATTGTCATTATAACCGATAAAACTACCACCCATATGCAGTATATAGTTTAGGGCTTCATACAAGAACCACTGTTTTGTTATTTTCTTTTGTATGGTTATGTCTCTTAGTATTTTTCTTTCTTTATCAGTTAAGTATACAATTTGCCCCCATTGAGTTTCTAAACCATAGGATAACATCGTGACATTTTGATTTTGTGTTATGAGACCAACTTTATTTTTGTCTATTTGTCCTGGTTGTGCTACTAATATGCTTGACTTATCTGTCATTTTGATAGCGTATTGATTAAATAGTATGTCTCCATGTATGATAAGTGTATTACCGGGTAAACATGCATCCATACCCAACGATATACTATGTACTATATTGCTGGTTTCATATTCGTTATTATAAACAAACCTGACTGGAAATTGTCCATATAGTTCATCTCTGATTTTACAGCCCTTAAACCCACATACGACGAGTATATTTGCGTTTGGATATACCGATAGTATCGTGCGAACTTGGTGTTCGATTAAAGTCATACCACGATATAACTTTAGTAGACTTTTTGGTCCGTGAGATTTCATTCTACGACCGATACCAGCCGCTGTTATAATCACATTAAGCAAGTCGTCATTACTTATCTGTTTAGCTGGAGCTATGTGTCGTTGCGCTTTGGCCATATCTATCCCTTTTTCTTAGTTGCAATTTTTCTTGTACTCTTGACCACTGTTTTTGCCAGTGTTCATTAGAAACGGTAAAAGTACAATTTTGACCAGTAACAGTATATTGTTGTAGCGGTTCTGGAATATGCACGGCCAAAAAATTCTCGGTGATTCTTAGCCATAAATCCCAGTCTTCACACGGCGGCAACTCCACATCATACAAACCACTGTATCCTAAAGCCATCTTACTGATAAGCGGCGCGTTAGATATTATGTTGCGCTGTTCTAATAAGTCTCTATCGTATGGGGGTCTAAATTCATGTATGGTTGTTTGGTCACGCTCATCATATATTAATGCGTCGCTATATACTAATCCTATGAAGTTTGGGTTCTGTTTCCATGTGTCAACAGACATACTTAACTTTTTAGGTAGATACAAGTCATCAGCATCTAATTGACAAAACAATTCTGCATGTTGCCACGCTAATTGTATAGCAATGTTTCTGGCATGGGCTTGTTTTTTTGATATTGGGTAACTGCTAATAATAACAGGTGTATCATTGTATACACCAAATAATAGGTGTGTATCGTTAGATTTATCTAAACTTTCTTCTGAAATATGTGTCATAGATGATTTTGCCACTTCGAACGAATTATCATCCGAGCCATCATCTACAATCACTATCATTTTGTTTTCATAGTCTTGTTGTGATACACTAGCCATGGCGCGAGGTAGATAACACGCATGATTGTGGCATGGTATAATTACTGCAACAACTGGGGAACTAGTTGCGTTACTGGTTGTACTAGATTTGGACATTCTTGTTCCTTACTTATATGTTTTGCTTTTTCTATAATATTTGTGTTTTTATTTCCACTGTAATACTTCATCTATATTAGTGAAAAATTCTTGCGGTACGTGAAAACCCGCACGAAAATACGATACGAAGATACCTTTACATTTTTTTGTAACGATATCTAATGTGCGATTAGTATCACATTCTTCTAATATGCTTTCAAGACGCCATTGAAATGGATATCGTTTCATTAATGCTATGAATTCACTAGGCTTAATCTTGGTCATATGGTTTATCACATAGATGCATACAGGTTTAGTACTACCGTTTTGTAAGCTATCTAGAGTTGCGCTTAAGTCATCAATGCTAGTTTCTTCATTACAATATATAACAACATCTGGTTGTAACTTAATTTCTTTTCTAACTCGTTTGTGGCTTTCATCAACAGATTCATCTTTTTGTAGCCAGCGATTTGGTCTGTGGAAAGGACATAGTCTACCATATATTACATGAAACTGATTATCGTTTTCGTCGTATACGTACTCAATGTTAGCATCTAGTTTGCGTAATTTATCTAGAATACGTAAACTACATCCGTTGTGTTTTTGTTCAAATAATCCATCTTTGCTTTGTCCTTGTGCAAAACAACACCCTAAACATATAGTGTCTACAGAACGATTCATGGTCTTTGTACCTCCAGTACATAATGATAGTTATTAATTGTCTTTCTTACAACATTTAGACCAAGTTCTGCTGAGCAGAATTTTTCTAATGCAGCTAACGTAATGCCAAATTTGTGGTTACTTTGCACGCCGTATATTAATTCATTGAATTGTTGAACGGTTAGCTTATACTGATAGAAATCTTTGGCTACTTCATATATATTCACGCTATGTATAATGAGAGTACCGCCATGTCTTAATTTAGTCGATACAGTGCGTAGAAACAAAATAGCTTCTTCCATAGGCAGACATGATAGCAATCCATCTATGATAATTACTGTTGCTTCAGCATCACTTACTGTAACATCTAATGTTTCTTTCCAGTTGTTTATGCCATTATTGAAGTTGATATTGACATAACCATTATCTTGTGTGTCTTTATTAGCACTGATATATATATTCATATATGAATCTCCGTCGCCTGTTTGAATATGTTATTCCACTGGTCTGTAAATATTTGTTTTGAGAATTTTTCAAGTATTGTCTGTCGCCCCGCATCCCCTATTTGTTTAGCAAGTGTTGGATTATTCAGTATTTCCAGGGTGTAGCCTTTAAGTTCATCTACATTACTACCTACAAACCCATTCACACCATGTTCAATAATATTTTTTGGAATTAAGCAAGTATCAGTACTTACAACAGGACAACCACACGCCATAGCCTCTAGTATCACGGTCGGTAATGATGATACCAGGGTCGTATTTAGGTAAACACCGGCAGTTTGATAAAACTTCACCAAAGTTGGAATATCAGGCGCTGATTGAGACAAACCAGGAGTATCGCCCAAAACCTTACAAGGGATTAGTGGGGCGGGACTAGGAAATCCTGTTACTTCTCTCCATAAAGAAAATCCACAACACCAGTCTCTATTTATCCAATCGTTAACAACAGATAATGCCCACGGTTCGCGCTCTGGCGTAGTAGGTGGACAAAACACATCTGTGTCTATGCCGGTTGGGTTGACTATGCCGTCTATTCCCCACATTTGTTTTTGATATTCAGAAACAAACACATTGATGCTTCCCTGCAAACTTCTAAAGTTAGCTATTTTACCCGGCGTCCATTCATTAGGCGGTAGGGTGTGCTCTAAATTAATTAGCGGTATATGTAATTGATGTGCAACTATTTGCGCTATTCGAAATTGTGACACCTTATTTTGGCTTAATATCATATCAAAATCTACCCATGGTGGCAATTCAAGACCTTCGCTCACAGGTAATAAATGATAGTTATCTGGCACTGGAGCATAGTGCGTCTTCCATTCTTTACTGTTTGGCCTTCTAATACCGTAGAAGTTGTGTCCAGTAGCAGCTAATGAAGTTTCATATCTTTCGTGGGTTGGAAACGTGAGAATATTCCATGGGCTATTTGGATTTCTTGTGGCTCTTCTGATAATACTTTGTATTGCGGACGACATTATTGTTCTCCAGAAATTTGTTGTTCAATGAGCGACACCATCCTTTTACCGATTACATTATGATGATAGTCATATGAGGAATCTATGCCGTTGTTGCTTAGCTTTGTACGTAAGGCCTTGTCTTCATATACCATGCGCATTTTCTTTCGTAGGTCGTCAATATCAACAGCGTGCCAATTTTCGTGTCCTGTCCATATGTTTTCTATGGGTACTTCTTCCGGTCTTATAAACGCTGGTTCTAAACGACAGTCTACCAATATACCGTTTTCATTATCTCTAATGTAATCTTTTGGCCCACCTTCCCGCGTAAGAATCACAGGATTACCTAACGCCATCGCGTCGAACCCTGGAATACACCATGCTTCACCATATGACGGCAATACAAAACAATCGCCAGTTTGATGTAGTCTCATTATTTCATTATTGTTCATCCATTGTGTTATGATTATTTCTGAATTATAGTCTGATAAATTTGGATATAGTCTTAGCCCACGTTTGATTTCCATGGTCATTTCTTTTATTTGTTGTACGATATGAGTACGCGCACCACTTACCTTGAGCATCAACTTCACTGGTTCATGTGGCTGAAATTCTAAATGAAAAGCTTTTATTAAAGCAGGTAGATTCTTTCTACGCATTAATGTAGATATTGTATAGAAGGTAAAGTTGTCATTTACTTCAGGTATAGGATATGGCTCGTATCTTTGGCTGTATTTCGATATGTCTGTACAGTGTGGCACTACATGTATCGGTTTGTTAACGTAGCTATCTGTAGTATACTGTACCATAGCATTATTTGGAACCCAAACTTGGTCCATGGTATTTAGATACGTTGCCCAATTAGTGCGTCGAAAATTAGTGGTTTCATAGTCAAACACACCGACATTTACTCCTACGCGACTATCATACGTCATCATATGCGGAAGTATATGCTGTATGCATGCATCACAATTGCGTTCGTTGTTTTGCTCAAGTTCTAGAATACGTTCTGGTACTTCTGCTTCTACGTCATTTAGCTTAATGGCGCGAGGGACTACTTCTATACCAACGCTATCTAAAGCGAGTATGTAGTTTTGAGTAGCGTTGCCCCACCCAGACCCGTCTTTCCAAACTCCTATAAACAATACTTTCATTCTGCGTTCTCGTATCTACTTAGGTATTTTTCATACAATGATATTGGTAGTGTATTTAACAATTCATTCTTCGCTATGTCTCTACTAGCATTATCACACGGATATATCTTTCCAGTGCCTTCGTCTGTTGGTTTTCTCCATATCGTATGATATTGTTTTATTGATTTTGCTTTTTCAATATACCATACGAACCCCTTTAATCTATGTTGTAAGCATGGTAGTCGCAAAAATTTGAGTGCGTGTCCTACCATTGTTAGTGAGTTGATTATGTCGTCGTAATATACAACCAGTTTTGGTATAGTGAGTTGCTCAAAATACATAATATTATGTGCATATCCGCGAAACTGCAACGGTACTCCACTTCTATTGTAACTATCTTTATAGTCTCGTAATATTAAAAGTACGCGTTTCCAGCATCCGTTATTATTGTCTGGCCATATATTGTTGCGTGCTAATTCACCTGGACTATTTAGTTTAAATATCTTATGACAACGTAAGAATGCTAGTCTATTAGTCACATATCTTTCTGGGTGAAATTTACCGCTTGGTGTTGGATAACCTGTTAGCACTTCTACACAATGCATAAACCAATTTAGTCCGCTTCTTTCAAACGACAATACTAAATTGTCAGAATTAGGACTATGCCACGGTGTCATCATTGGTCCTTGGCAATACTGTAATATCGACTGAGCACTTAATTTGTATGAGGTCTTGGGCTTGTGCGTGGTTCTCGTTAGCTGGCGTATAGTCATCGGCTATCTCTATATGAAATTCATTTAATAGAGTTTCATTTGTTTCGTTTAAGCTACTTAGGTCTTTAATTATATTGTTTTCCAATAATGAGACCATGCGAGTTATTATGTCTACACGAGAATCTTTGAAATGTCTCCGTGCGGCCTCAACACTGTGATATATAACATGTGTTTTTGTGTTTTGTGGTAATTGTGCGTTATCATCAATGGCTGTGTATGTTACGTGTTGTCTAAGTATGTGATGTATGACATCACGAATTACTTCAGTAAGCTGTGATATTGTTTCTGTATTGCCACATCCAACTCCCCAAAGTATTTCTTGTAATTTGTGGTTTAGGTCATTCATGTGCTTCTCCTATGTCTTGCTAATTGAATATACATTGGCGTTTCAACATCTAAGATACCAGCACGACGTTGCTCCCAATAATTTCTGTGCTTATTTAACTCTATCATTGCTTCAATTACGTCGCCGCGATTAAAAGTCCGGTACTTAGGCTTGTCTATAAGTAGGCTATCTTCTGAGTAATAAACACCGCCATATCCACTGATAGCTTCGCCGTAATGTAGGTCTCTCGCCATACGTAACGCAAAATATGAATTTATCTTATCGGGCTCACCCCATATATTTGCTATGCACCAATTAACAAATGATTGGTCAGACATGCCCTGTGGTATATTGAGGTTAGGTTGTGTTAATCGTGGCGGTACATTCCAGTCACTGGGTTGTACAATATCTAGTGCATTAATCCATATATTAGTTGCTCTTTCCCAATCATAATGCTTACGACACGCCAAATATGTGTCTCTAGCTATTTTTTTTCTTTCAGCATTGGATTTACTAAGAATTTTACCTAATTTATTAGCAAAGTCTTTATTGTCTGGATATGCGCGATATGCGTGAGTTTCAGCCTCTCGAAACAGACGTTGCACCTTAATTGGGGTGCCTCCTAAGTTTTTTACTACGGATGACATAGCTGAATAATCAACAGACATAATTGGAACGCCACATGCGGCAGCTTCTATTTGCGGCATTCCAAAACCTTCGCAAGTAGAGTATTGAACATACACATCAAATGTGTTCATAATATCTGCCAAATTTGCCGTAGTAACCCCCATTGTTCCAGACGGCATTTTAGCGTGTGGAGCCCCACACTTAGGACATGTCCTACGAGCGTCCTGAAAGAAAGATGGAAATACATTATGGCAAGATACGCACATATACGTACATAGTATCTTGTGCCCTATGCCAGACTCACGAATCAAGCGAGGCAAATCCCATCCGATATCAGGATATCCAGTGTGTATATACAAGAAGGTTTTGTCAGCAAGGCGTGTGTGCTGCTCTAAGTAAGACTTAAATCCACTAATGAGGTCTGGGTATAATTTACGTTTTTGGTTACGCATCACAGTACCAACTATTAGCGTATCTTCATCTAAACCCATGCTAGATTTGTGTGCTTGTTTATTGGAGACTGGCTTAAATAATGTATAGTCTGCTGCTGGTGAAGCGATACCCATAAATTCTATCTGTCCACCGGTTTCCTTGAGTAGCATATCTCTACCAAACTCTGAGTATGTAAGTACTGCATCAGCATTTATATATGTATCTAGCCATTGTTCCATTTGTGGCGCGCTATCTATCGTTGGCATCAAAATCCATGAGAACAATCTACGATAAGGAGACCTACCAACAAAATCAGACATCCATATATCGCGAATATCCAGTACTACATCAGGTTGAAAGTCTAAGCATATTTCTTCAAATCTCCACATACCCCATTGGTTTGCGATTTCTTTACTATACTCAGCGTTTTGTGTTTCGTCATCGGGCATACATCCGTAGTATGTCCACGGTATATCTAAGCTGTGCGCATCGTTGCATTTACCATACCCTCCTAGTTCAGCAATATCATACTTTCCAGTTTGATGTAGTCTTGTCAGTAATTCTTTGCCGTATACACCGTAGCCTGTATTTAGGAACGTTGCTTCTCCCATCCACAATATCTTAATTTTATTTTTCATTATCACCACCTAATGCATTTTGTATAGCTAAGAATCCGTCTAGTACATTATTGCTTTTTGCCAATTGCTTATATTTTTCATTGAATCCTATTGCAACACAAGGCATTAGAATTTGTCCTAATATGTTTTCTTTGTCAATCATGCCACTTGTTATATTTGGACTATTTACTGCCTCAAAGAATTCCTGTTCAGTAATTTCTATGTCTTGACTATCAGTAAATTTAATGTAATGTAACGAATATTGTATGGTTATACACATATACATAATATAAAAATTCAACAATAGTCTTTGTGCATATGGCGGGCATCTGTACGTTGTAGAATATATCTCAACACTAGTATCATCTACATGTTGTACATGCACTCCTTCACTTGTGTACTGCATAGATATGAGTGATGTCATGAGCAATGGTTCTTGTTTGCGATTAGGAAAAGAAACCACACAACCATTATTCGTAGCGCATGCTACCACACGATAATCTAATTTATCTAATAGTTTTTTGATGTCTGAATTCATACCTATTATAACTTCCAAACCTGCTAGTTGTCAAGTCAAATCTGCCAAAACTTTTTCGCAGTAAAACCGCCACCCTTTTTATGTGATGGTTCTCCTTGCATCAAAACTGTATTACCCTCATATAGTATGTCTTTGTATTCACGCCACTTATCTGGAAACACTACTACATCATCTAATGAGCATGAGCTATCCGCTACACTCATAAACGCCATGTTTTGTCCTGGTGTTTTGCCCTTTTTAGTCTTCACTTGTTTTATTCTAGTAACCTCAACAGCTATAACTGTATATCCAGTATAACCTTTTACAACGTCTTTACATGTAACATTAGCTTCAACAGCTTTAATACAGCCATCTACACGGCTACATGTTAGAGATGCACCTAGATATTTATCTTCACACCACGCTATAAAGTCTGCCGTATCATAAAGAGAGTGCGGTGGTTTTTCTATCATGGCAATAATGTTTTCTACTGCCTGCACCCTTTTAACTGAGTGACATCCACCGCCTTCTTTCTTTGTATGAGCACATTCACGCAGCGCCGTTATCATGTCTGCATACGGCATGTGTTCTACTATCCACTCTTTTTCTTTATTGGTCAACTCTTTCCATAAGTTTATCTCATACATCATGGTAGTACGAGGCTTGCCGTAATAATCCAAAGCACCACAACATACCAATGCCTCATTGACTGTACTTGATACACGACTAGAGAATAGTGCAATGTAGTCCATCCACGACCACTCTCGTACGGGCTTATCAATGTCGTTTATAGCGACGTAAAGTTTTTGTAGAGCGGCCTTACCAATATTTTTGATATCACCAATACCAAAACACACCTCGGTACCGTTGAGATATGGTACTGTTTGCTGGTCTCTAAAATCTGGTACTCGTACAACTATATCATTCAGTTTGGCATCATTCACCAATTCATATACTTCTTCACTAGTATCTTGTTTCCATTGTGCGCCGTGTAGAAATGAGCAATAGAATTGAGCAGGGAAGTGTGCCTTGAGATAGGCGGTCCAGTATCCCCCTTCTGCATAGGATACGGCGTGTGAATTGGAAGTTGCGACACCACCATTGGCATAAAACACATGAGATGGATTGTCAACCTCAATATCTACCGTGCGCATTTTACCAATTTTTCGTACTGAAATTACTTTTTCAGTTGAATGACTACATCCAGTATGGCCATGAATGATGCGCCGTTGTGCTGCTTGAGATAATGCTTGGTCTTGACACACAATCTTAAGTTCGTGTTCCAAAATTTCGGATAGCGTGTGTTTTAGACCGTCTTTACATAAAAACTCATGTGACATAGTACATTGAATTGTCTTACCAGACTCAAGAGTAATTTCAAATACATCCTGTATTCCATTATCATATTTGTTAATAATGGTTGTTGGACCATTTGGTGAAGTAATTTGTGTTCCAATATCTACGTCTTCTAATGTGTAGTATTTGCCATCAATAGTTTCTACCACGGTTGTTGGTGATAAGCACTTGTTAAAACTGTATTTTTGGCTTTCTTGTATCCAGCCGAATATCTCTTCTGCTTGTTCTTTGGTCACAATTTCTGTTGTGGTACAACCACCTATAAATTCATCACGAACTTTAATCATGATGTCAGCTTTTTTCTTGCCTATACTTTTTCTAAGCACATCTGCTTGTTGCAAATCAAAACCCGCAAGAGTCACGGCTAGTTTCATACTTTGTTCTTGGTATACCAGAACCCCGTACGTTGTATCAAGCACTGACTCAAGCGCAGGATGCATATATTCTATATCTTCTAGTTTATGTTTGCGGTCCTTAAATCTTTGAGTCATAGATTTAGGTGGGTTACCGGATAATGCCTTGAGACATCCTGGTCTTATAAGTGCAATTAATGCAGACAACTCTTCTAAGTTTTCTGGTTGTATCTTACGTGCCCACGTTCTACCTAAGTTACCCTCTAACTGAAATACCCCCTTTGTGTGACCTTCGGAAAATAACGCCCACGTTCTTGGACATGTGTGTGAAATATTGTAAATATCCACATCAATGCCTAACGGGAGTGGGCCAGTATGATGGTCAGCATATATGTCTTGTTCACAGTTCGCAATTGGAAATTCACAACCACATCCAAACACTAACTTACTCATAATCTCAACTTTCTGTAGAGCGTTGTACTAACTTATCTATATCTTCGGCTGTTTCCCACGTACGAATTTTGACACCATTAGACAGAATAACTTCACCAATATATGGACGAAATGAATGATAAGAATACGAACGGATACATGAGATTTCTTCAGGGTTAATAGATATAGGTCGCCCTGGTGCGTCTCCAATATATTCAGTCAACAGAATCCTGGTTGCTGGTTGGTGTATATCGTTATCTTTGCTGGGTTGTTCAGGTGTTTCATGTAATTGATACAATAAAAAAACAATTACGTCCGTTAGACATTGTGTAATGTGTCTATCTACACAACGACCTGCCGATAAATGCTGTTGTACACATTTCATAGTCTCACGAGCTTCATCAATATTCATAATTTTTACCTGAAAGTTATTGTTGATTTATAACCACAAATCTATCGTCCAGAATTTTATCCATCAAAGGCTTAATTTGCTTAGACCACGACAACCCTCCATGACCGCAGCCCGGTCTAGTCATCAAAATGCGTTTTTGTGCACCCCACCGCCATTCAAGAGCCATAGACACAATATACAACTGTTTAATGCTTCTGTCAACCAGATTCAAAGGAGAGGGGTCTCGCCAATCAAGTTTTGTGTGGATGCCTACAATATCAGGATGGTTTCCCTGCATAATTTCCACGAATGGATAAGTAGGACCATTGGACATTCGTGCTGTGCGCACACCCCATCTTTCTGGCAGCCATTCAATGCGCTCAGCAAAGTCTTTTGCTATACCAGCACCCATTACTAACGTGCCGTCTTTTTTACAGACAGTATTAATAGTACAAACTATTGCACATACATCACTTTGTTCTGCTTCAGCCCAAAAGTCATTGGTCAATTCATACATTATTCATATCTCCATTTCATAGCAATGATATATGTAATTATACAAATGTTGAAAATGTAGTTTGTAAGCAGGGAAGCCTGCCAGTATTCATTACTAATACTTGTATACATAACGTATATTAACGTTAGTATCTCACCTATATACCACATCCATAGAAACCACCAAGAAATATCTGTGGTGCTTTTTGTGCGGTATGTTCTTAGTGCTTGTGGAACTCCACAAAGACAGAATAGAATTGCACCTATCCATCCAATGACTTCAAATATGGTAGTCATACTTGGTCAATAACAAACTTTTCCTGTACATCCGTTGCGTTCATCATCAGCACTTCCTGTGGGTCGTAGTAATCGGATGGTGGACATACGTCAAACTTGTGTGCGCCGCCAGTGAACACACCAGCAACAACAACCTCAAGGTTACCGTATAATGATTGTAGTTTCTGTAGCTTGTTTATCAGCATAGAGGTTTTCATTGTTGTTTTCCAAATGGTGTTTTTTTTGATAATCCGCAATCATTGCAGATATAAACAGAGTCATTACCACCAGATGCATCAGGAAAATATTCCACATCCCAATGCTTACATTCTTCAGTACGAATTTTTATTGCTGCCTTCTTGATGGCGTCTATATTTTTTTTATATCTATCTTCCTCTGCTACTAGCGCATGTCTTATGTTCTGCATTTTGTGACAAATTAATGTGTGTTGTTGTATTTCCTTTGCGATAAACTCAGCTATTTCTTGCGTTGTGTGGTTTTTATTTACGTTCGCAGCTTCACGCAGCATTTTTTCTATTATGTTTGATTTCATTGTGTTGTCCTATTTAACAAAAACAGTCTTTCATTTCCAGCCGTCTCTTACCATCATCGTTAGGAGTTGTTAAATAACTACCAACATTCAATAGACGTACACCAATCTTAGCTGTCCAGGTAACATCCCATAATGCATTGTGGGCACCTTTATCAATCTCTGATTTTGGTACACCCATATACTCTAATATAGTAGTAAGCTTGAGATTACTAGGACCATCTGATACTGACCTAAACCAAAACCATATATGCTTCATGACATCGAAAGTGTGAATAGGGTTGACAAGTGTTTGGTTGTCCCATTTATTATCCCAGTATCCATATTGTTTGCAATACCTTTTCATGAAAGCCATATCAAAATTATCGCCATTGTAATACATGGCTATTGGTGCACCGAACGAGTTCTTATTCTTATTAATATTGTATCTCTGAATCCATTTGGCCCAAGTTGGCCATACCAAATCTGGTTCAGGTGCTTCTCTAAGTTCTTCACGTGTGAGCCCATTGATAGCTAGTGCCTCATCCTCTAGTGCATCAAAGTCTTTTGGCCTCATTAGGCTTTCAAAACTATCTACAATAGTAAGAGAGTTACGGTGAACTACACACGCACCTATTTGTAGTACCTCGGCGGTTTCCGTAGATTTGCCGCCGGTTTCAAAATCAAAACATAAAAAGTGCCTGTTGTCCATTATGAAGTTTCCTGTTCTGTACTATGTTGCTCAAGCAAACGCTCAATAAATTGCCATCTATCTACTTGTGACTTATTTTGAAAATGCTTGTCTTTCTTATCTAACCATGCGAATGCTCTCGTGACCAATCCACGCGTTGGTTCTCCAAGCTTATTAACTACTTCTTCAACTGTTGGTTGATTCATTATTTTCCTTACATAGAGTTCCATATTTTAGTAAATTGAGTATTCCGTGGCATTTATCCAACATTGCTACGCCCAATATATCTATCTTTACATTGCCCATATCTTCTAAGTCATTCATTTCCATTCCACATATTGTCTCACCAGAAGATTTGTCATATACCATTGGACATATATCAGATAATACATCTTGAGCGATAATAATACCAGCGGCGTGTTTGCTTTGTGATTTTTTAGTGCCTTCTATTCTAATAGCCTGTTCAAACAGCTTAGCGTATGGTCCTTGTATGTTGCCGTCATCATCAATATACGCCCATTGTTTAAGGTCGTCGGCGTGATGTTCTAATGCCCAGCGTATAATAGACGCTTCACCATCCCCACCTTCCTGCTTATCTAACTCTTTAACTGCTTGTAATTGGTCGCTGATTTCAGCTTCATCTGGTATAAATGCTGTCACACGATTCATTTCTTCAAATGACATAGCAGAATGAGCACGCATGACATCTTTTAATGCACCACGCCCCTGTAGTCTGGTAAACGTGAGCATTTGCGCAACGTGTTCACGCCCATACCTTTGACGTATATAGTCTAATATTTTAAACCGTTGTTGAATTTCAAAATCCATATCAACATCCGGCAAAGAGATACGTTCGGCTGTATTACGACCAGCGTTATAAAACCTTGAAAACAACAGGTCAAACTCAATTGGGTCCACGTGAGTAACGCCAAGTATGTATAGAATTAATGAACCAGCAGCACTACCACGACCAGCGCCGGTAAGCTGACCTTGGCTACGTGCCCATTGGATAATATCATTAACAATTAGAAAATAATCTGATAGACCCACATCTGTTAGAATCTTATATTCTTCATTAAGTCTGTCTTTGTATTCTTGTTCAGTATGATGTGTTCTGTTGATTGTGTTCTGAATTTGCGGTTGTCGGTCTATCCAGCCTTGGTGTAATAACTTCGTTAGGTACTGTCGCGAAGTCATTCCATCGGGACATGGAAATTTAGGTAGTTTAGGTGGTGATGTCAGGTCATAAGACTCACACATTTGAGCAACGACCATAGTATTAGCAAGTTCTTCTTCGGTATTACCATACTGAATCATTGTTTCGTAAGATGGTATATGATATTGGCGTGAACGAAAGAACGCTCCCATTCCAATATTTTCACCACTTACCTTCTTTTCTTCTATAGTTTGGAAATTTGTATTTATGGCATTACACAACAATATTCTTTGGTCGTACGCATCTTCTGGTTTTGCATAATGCGCATCTGGTGTTGCTATGCAGGGAATGCCTGTTTTTTTAGAGATATACCTTAGACCTGTAGCAAGCAAGGCACACGCTGGCATATTCTTGCTATCAATAACTTGTATCTCTATAAAGAAATTATCTTTACCAAAAATATCACGTAGACGCATAGCCGCATCTGTAGTGCGTTGTACCCAATCAGGGTACGTAAGGGCTTTGGCTTCTTCGGCGGTTTTACAGTCATGTACCGCCATGTCCTTAAAAATGCAGTGTGATAAATGTGAGCCTAAGTGTCCGCTGAATGCAATTAAGTTGCCATCTGCATATTTAGCTAATCGGTCTAAATCCAATCTCGGTTTATAGTAGAAGTGCTCTGGTTTATTGGATTCGCTTGTGATTTGTACTAATCTGCGCCATCCTTCCATATTTTTTGCTAAAACACAAAGATGGTATAAAGTACGGTCTCCATCTTTAATAGTAGCATCGTTTGGACTTATGTATAGTTCACACCCAATAATTGGCTGAAGTCCCTTCATAGCCTTCATAAAAGAAATAGCACCAGAAATGTTGCCATGGTCAGTAATAGCTGAGCCCGGTAAATTTAGTTCCTTACATCTACGTGCTATTTGTGATGGTTTACTTAATCCATCAAGTAATGAGTAATGAGAATGCACATGCAGAGGAAAGTATGTCGTCATACAATATCCTTCAATTTTTCCAAAAACTCTGTATCTATTTCACACACCTGCCTAGATACACCGCGCTGTTTAGGCTGTGCTACTGTTATGTTGTCCAATATATGCTGCACAATAGATTCCAACTCATGCTGTAAGTCGCTTTGTTTTGGAGCTTCTTCTTGCTGTCTTAGCAATAATAGTTGCTCTGCACATATTTGCGCAGCCGCCGCAATTTGTACGAGCGTATCTAAAACGTCCATTTTATCGGAACGTAGCGCGTCCACCCTATCCTGTATTATAGCGCGAGCGTGTAATTTGTCAAGTACGATAGATGAAGGTCGCACAGTCTGGACCTGTTGCCACACTAATTGGTCGAATGTATTCATAATAGTATTTGAAATGTGTCTAGAACCTGTCTAATCTTTTGTTCGTCTCCACGCATATATGCTGTAGTTATTCCCTCAACTAAATAACGCAATCTATCATACTCATTCAATACATCAATAATAGCACTTCCGCTTATCATATCGTTCGATTTGGCTGTATCACGTAATTGGTCTATGATTGCATGTGTCATTAGCTTTCTATTTAAATTTATATTAATCGTCTTCATTGATTAGATAACCCCATGCTTCTTCTATATATTTCTTTGCTTTTTCCCACTTTTTTCTCAGTTTAGGGTCTGCTATCTTAGCGGGTATTATGTATTCAAATATACAATCACCCAAACCATTGTAAGTAACATATTCATGTATTTCCTGATTAGTCATAAGACCATCTGGTAGTTGACCGGGAGCCTGCACCTTCGGCATATCCTGAGGACGGTCGAACACCCACAAACCCGGCGTGGGAACATACGTTTGTGCTAACGGGTGAGTCTTTGTTTTAATGGGAGGTCCATGAGCCCTTCCCTGCTTACTACTTTTAATCACGAACTCGTGGCCGCATTCGCAGACCTTAGTACGCACACCTAATTCAGCTTGGCATTGTGGGCAAATCTTCTTACCTTTTGGCATCAGTATTCTCCGTTGTTTAACTACCTGGATTATGGTAATACCCAACAGTATGACCTGGGTCTGTTTCTTCTAGTATCACCGTGTTCAAACCACATCGCCTAGTTTTATCAGCAATGTATTGACATATAGTTTTGGTGCCATCTTTTGGGTGTATGGTTTTACCATACCAACACACTCTCTTACAAAACCAATGTTGATTGGTTGGTGACTTAAGCTTTGGTATAATCGTTGACTTAATATGCTCAAACCTTTTGCGTAACATTGCCATTGTAGCTTTGATATCATCGTCAGAATATGCTACTGTGAACGGCCCAGCAGTACGCACATAGTTGATAGTCATAGCAAATGTTTTCGCTTCTTTATACATTTGACTAAGAGCCCAGTGGTAGATTCTAAGTTGAGGGTCTTTACAGAAGTCAACATAGTCTTTGGCGGCTCCCGTGCCCCAATCTTTACACTCTCCAGATTTCCAATCTATTACTTCATAATGCGTATCGCTTACTTTTGTAATAAGGTCTACCGTACCTTTAACGCGCAATTGTCCAGTTAGTTCTTTGCCGTCAGGTAAAACATAGCTGTATTTTGCCCACGGTTCATCTATTGGAAAGTCGAAAAACGGTTCTGTGGCTACAATCGTTAGTTTACGAGGGTCAAACGCGCCATTTTGAAACTGTAGCGCATCCCAACACCACTGACGTATATCGCGTTTATCTGCCTCAGTATATTTGTGAATGCTCTTAGCAGGAGAGGTGTAGTGGGCATATGCCTTATCAAACACCTTCTCTACGAATCGCGGGTCAGTCAACGTGTCGGGCGTTACTGGTACAGTACCCAAAGCATCATCTTCAAACGATGCCGTACCATTTTGGATACATAGCTTGCAGTTGGCTAGGCACTCCATTACCTTATGGAGCGTAGTTCCCATTTCTGCTTTTTTCCCAGATGGCGCTGGTATACCCAAAACGTAAGTTAACAGATACTGTTGTTGACATAGACCCCAGCAGTTATATGAGGAACTACGAAAGTAGGTTGTTATCATTATATATTCCTGTTTGAAATTTTGAATTTCATGCTATACGCCATTTCCAAGTATTGTATCCCCATTCTGTCAACTTTTCGTTAATCGCTTTATTGTGTTCTTCAATACTCATATTAGCATTGTCCAGCACGAAGTCAAACTGTGAAGCACTATAATCATCAAGCGCTGTTTCGCTTTCGTGTTGGTCTTGTTCCGTGAATGGTGAGCGCGTAAATCTTATGACTTTACCGCCAGCATTATGCACACCATCTACTTCATTCGGAAATCTACAATCTGTTATTATAGCAAGCCCAGGTTTATCATTAGCTATTTCATTCATACAGGCGTCAACCCATATGTCTCCGTGTATACGTCTAAATATTTCAGTGCCGACTATCTGTAGTAAATTACGACCAGACAAATGTTCTGACCACGCATTTTGTTGTGATATGTCTCGTTTAATATTTGCGGTTAAGAATGGCTTAAACATTTCCCACGTGAATTTTGTCGGTCGGTTTTTATCTTCATTACTACCGTTTACTTGCTCGTACGATAGTCCAAAAATCGCCGCTACTGACATTTTCAGAATCTCAGCAAATGAATATAGCTTTACAACCGGCCAGACATATTGAGACAACATGTTTTGTACATCTGGGTTTTGACTTAGCGGGTCAAATACACCCTCTATAAGTTCATCGTTGACAACAGCAGGAACCACAAGATTGCCCTTACTATTGATTTTTATCCACGACACCATATTCATAGCACACATCTGTTGTCCTATAATCCAATTTGCTGTCATGGTTTTGCCACTTTGTTTTTTACCTGACAACCCTAGTATATACGTCATTTCTTTGCTCCTAATTGTTGTTTATGTACGGTATTGATTTGTTGTAGTATTGGTTGTATATCGTCGGTGATTTGGTCGGTTTGTAATCCACCGATATCTTTGGTATGAAACTTTGGGAAGTATAATCTGTGTGTTCTATCTAGTTTTTTTTTATGTCTATTGCGGCTAATTGCCCGCCCTTATCGTTGTCTGTCAAAACAACAGCGTTCATTGCCCATGATGACTCTAATAGAACTAATTGCTCTTCATTCAGTACTGTACCAAAAATTGCCACGCTGTTTTTAATTCCTGCTTCTTCTAGCCTCCAAACATCGCCCGGTCCTTCAACCAATATAATGGTGCCGGTACTTTCAATATGTGGTTTGGCAAACCAAAAATTATATAAATAACTAGATGCTTCAAACCCAGGCGAGTTTTTCCATTTACACGAGTTAATCTTGTCACCCGTTGTCGTAGGACATTCTTTATCGGCAGCATGATAGTATTTACACAGAGGACATTGTGGCCAATGCGTTCTACCTGTCATACCAACAATTGTTGTATGCGAGTCATCATATATCGGCACTACTGACCTGTTGGTTCGCGGCGCATACCCGACATCATACTTTTGCAATATTTCGGCGCTATACCCTCGGTCAATGTAATATTGAGACGGAATTTGCATCGCTTTGCGATATGATTTTGGTGTCCATGTGCGTACTACGTTAGTGTTAGGCTTAATACTTAATCTACGCATCACATTATTGAACCCTTGACGTTCTAATGTTCCTGCGTCGGGCGTTTTTACATCTGCAATATCCTTGTATCCAAGAAATTCAGACATCCATAATACGGCATCTTGCCATGACTTAGGTTCGCTACCTCTCACGGTCAATAAAGCATGAACAAACCCTACAAGTGTTTTACGCCATTTTTCTTGACAGTTTTGCGTGTAGCAATACCAAATTCCACGTACCGACTCACCTTCTGGATACAGATTCCAGGCTACTGGATTGTCTCCACCATGAATTGGACATGGACCAAATATGCGTCGATGACTTTGAGTATACTTAACATCTAATGTATCTAGCATATCCCCAATATTGTCGCAGCATTCATTAGTTATCTGGTTGACTACCGCTTGACTCATTTTCATCAGCGTCTCCATTAAACGGTACGTCATTTACATCATCTACGATATCGTCATGATGTTTTCTTTGTAAATTAAGTTTGGTCTCTCCTTCAGTTATTCTACCAAACTGACCCGTAAACATAACATTAATATAGTCTCCAGGCTCTAATCCTTCACCATGCCTAGCACTAATAGGCACTAATTTGCGATTGCCGTGCTGCGGACCTGTGTCTGCAATTTCTTCGGCGGTCTTGGCCTTATAGACCGTGAAGTTAGTTACCAGCCACAAAACCCTGTCACTACCAGCTATGACATCTGTAGACTCTTTGTCTATTCCATCACGATTTAGTTGTATAAAGCTAACGATAGGCATATCATAGCGTACCGCAAAGTTATGTAGCGCAGTCATCATAAAGCCAAGAACTTGGTATTCTTTTAAGCTATCATTTAGACCTTCTCCGCTCATCATCTTCATGTAATCAAATATAATGACACAGTCTTTGCGTTTGCCAGTTTCATCAAAACCAACGTTTTTCGTTACCCATCGTCTCATAATAGAGATAATTTCCTCAAATGGTTTACCAGAAACATTGAGATAATCTAATGGTAATTTCTTCAATATGTCGGCGGCTTGTCTAACAGACTGTTTATATAGTTTGTTGCTAGCATACTTACCTGCTTCTAAATCATTGATTGTTACTTTAGTTTGACATAGATTCGACAACATACGAGACCAATGGTCTTCTTTGGACATTTCTGTATCAAGATACAACACTGGTATACCTAATTCTTTAGATATGTGCAAACCAATATTGACTGATAGCATCGACTTGCCGGTGTTGTGGGTAACCACGAAGTTATCTGTTATAAATAATCCATCTTCACAATCAATTGTAATACATCTTGCATTATCTGTTATGTTAAGGTCTTCAATTTTAACAATGGTTCTTTTTAGTTCACCATGTTGTCGTGAGTTGTGTCTTTTTGCTTTGCGCTGCAACTTGAATGGATTTATGTTTGATGGCAATCTTATTTCACATCTATATGACTTATGTGGTTTACCATCGTAGTTTCCATTTTGTATGGTAATACTACACAACCCACCTAAAGATTGCACTATTGTTTTTACATCTATTGCCAATTGCTTTGATATTGTAGAAAATCTAGACCTAGAACTACCATTATTATGATTGATTGTACAATCGCCATCTGTATCCATTAGTCCACGTAGTATATCTAATCTTACCCGTTCGGAGTTGTAGATATAGTGTTTTGGAATGAACTTATCACATGCTTTATGTTTGTATAAACCTAGTGAGCGAATTGTATCTTGAAGACCGTTGATTCTATATGTTTGACATGTTCCTGTGTCTATTTCTAATTTGATACTATAACCTGGTAATGATGATTTTATACATTCTATTAGTTCTACATCTGCTGTAGAAAATGTTATAGCGTTACGGAATGAACCATCTCCAATCAACAAGCCAAGAACATATGCATTAAGTTCTATGGATTGTGCAGAAAAATACAATGGGTAACTAAGTGGAACGTCCCATTTATATTCGTGGCCACTACCAATAGTTAAGTTATTTATCAATTCTTTTGTTGTCTTCTGTTCAGATTTTTTGTTATTAAGAAAACCATATGGATATCTTTTGTAAACTTCCCATAAGTGGTCACCACAACAATCTACATAGTCACCATCTTTGAAGTGAACTCGATATATTTTAGTATTTGGGTGGTCGTATACACCACTAACAACTTTTGGTCCATCAAATGGATGTGATACCATATCACCAACGCGAATTTTTTCAATCGGTACTGGTCCATTTATTGTGTAAACCAAAGACCCATAACGCAATGCTTTGGGGCGTGCCCCAATCAATGATACAGTCTTACGTCGAAACCCACCACCAATCGCTTGGTCGTAATATGACATGCCGCTACTAATACCAACGATACTTACTGGATTGCTTTCGATATTGTCTAAGTATTCATCTACACCATCGCCAATAGATGATGGATTAGAAGTTTCGCTTGAGTGTAGCAAGTTGCTGAAATCGAACACCACGCTTTCTGCAACACCCAATATAGACTCAATAGATTCCGTGCCTCTTATTTCCTCAATATCTATGGCTGCTTGCTGCAATTGGTCACGCAATAGTCTTCCAACTTGTAACTTACGTATTTGCGCTGCCCACGTGCGTACATTTTCCAGCAATACTCTACCATTTAATAAGCTTCGCAAATGCTGTATATCGGATGGCTTTTCGAAGAACACACCATACCCAAGCATATTAGCACACGCCAACAAAGATGATTGGTCGAATTGCTTGATGTTTTGCTCTTCATATAGATGACGTATGCATTTATACACTGCTTGATTAACCGGGTCAGTAAAGCTACCTGTATCAAGAAAATCTGCAATGTCTAAGTATGCGTCTTCACCATATTGCAATAACCCCACCAAAACTGCTCGTTCAGCAGCTTTATCAGACATCTTTTCATCTTTTAATAAAAACGGATGAATAGGTTCTTCTATCATTATTATCGATTCCTCATTGTCCGTGATGTTGGGGATAGACAATTGTTGCAACGATACGTATTTTCTTCTGGGTCTGGATTATAACCAATAGCTAATCTTGATGAAACTACTTCTTCCCTACCACACAAAGCGCACATTACTAGTGTTTTTTTACCTGTATCTATACCAATATTTGGGTCTCTGCTATCATCACGCTTTCGTACGTGCGGAACACCAAGCTCAGGTCTAATCTTTACGCTTTCATCTGCGTGTTCGGTACCGTCGTCTACCCAAGTGTTTTTAGGTTTTCCAATAGGTTCACGGCGACATTGTCTTGTTTGGCCATCAGTATGCGTGCGTGGCTTTTGTGGCATAGTGAAGTCTACATCGCCATTTTGCTGCGGGTCTTCTGTTGTGCTAGTTACAATATCGTGTTCATCTTCTACCATGGATTCATCCATGATGTTAGTTGGTTGAGATTCGACCATTGCTGTATCAAGGATGTTATTCTGAGCAGGGAAGGGGGGTGCCTCTTCTCCAGTAATCTTTTCGTATACCCTACAGACATTATCCCAGTTTCCATGTTTAATTGCATCATAGAATACATCTTTTACTGTCTTCATCTTTGTGACCTTTTTGTTTGTTGTAAATCGGAAAACGCCGTCGCTGTTGCCCTAAGTTGGTTAGGCACATACGACAATAGCTGTAGTCTTACATTGGCATTCATAATGATAGCTTGCAATTGTTTGGCTACATCATTTTGTTTGATAGCAATTTTTTGCCGATATTCAAATGGTGTGTATTGTGTGCCGCACCCAGATATGGTTTCCGCTATAATAAATGCTATATATTCTTCACACCAACGTATGTCTGCCTGTATAGAGTTGGCTTCAAGTTGCACGTATGTAGCCGCTTGATTGAGTATAACAGCGGCTTCCCCACACTCTTCTGCATCCATTCGTCTGATTTCAGATATACTTATAGTAAGAAAACGGTTAACTTCATTAGGTGGTTGTAGTTTACCAATACCTATGACTGTTGGGTAGTCTTTAATCAGTTGTTGTAATTTGCTGTGCTTTTCATCAATCGTTTGCGTTTTCGATGCGTTCTCTCCACTCATCATCGTTCTCCGTGTGTGGTAATATTGCTACACGTATATTATTCATGTGACACCAATCTATCTTACGTCTGTCTCTGTTTCGCGCTAATCGAAATTCGGATTTGGTCTTATGAAAGTGAGGGGTGAATACATCGTGTTGCTGACCTTGGCATTCTATGACTACTTTACGCATTGGCAAATAAAAGTCACAAAATAGACGCTCACCTGGAATAGGAACTTCTTCTAAGACTGTCTGCGTAGGATACATTTTTCGTAACAATTCGCGACATCTTATGTGTAGACTAGACCTGGGGCGAATATCGTCTAGGCTTACTTCATGCCCGTTGGGTGGCCACGAGTGCGTCCTACCATCAAAATCTACTACACTCACGCCACGCTCCCTATAAGGTTGTTAAAGTCTTGCATCAATAAGTTGCGTTCTTGTTCATTGTCATGTAGACGTTGTATAAGTTTGGGTTTGCCTTGTGCTTGATATTTTTTAATATCCCAATCAGACGCATCTACATGGTCTTCCATATAGTTCATTTTATACCATGACGCCGATTGTTGTATTAGACCAAGCTCTACAGATAAACCTACCATCTCATATAGTTCATCAATGCCAACACCAAACGTTATCATAGATTTACCTATTTGTCCTGGTGGTGCAAATGCAGTAGATGTTGTTATCCACTCTACTTCTTGTCCGATAACACGACCATCTTCAGCACCATTCTCACGGACTAGATTAAATTTGCGACATTCCAATCCAATATCTACAGCATACTTGATTTTATTACCGCCACTTGCTACCTTAGACTTACCATATCCGCTAGTATTGGATATAAAGTGCAGAATTCCTATTAGAATAATGTCATTAACTGGCACTACGTTTGATAGACGACGACAAAACTTTGCCATGAGAGTTGCTCCTGGGGCACGGTCTCTAACGGATAGTTCATTTGTCATTTCTCCACTAGTTACTAATTGTGATATAGAATCAACAATAATGATTGAGCCAGGGCGACTGTGCGCAATTTGTTCGGCAATAGATAGGAATTCATCTGCTTTGAGAATTTTGCTTTCTCCATTATCATTACGATAAGACCGAATAATTTGCATCTTTGAAGAGTCTAGGCATTTTATGCCATTAATGTCACGGGGCTTTAGTCTTCCCTCAATATTGAGGTAGTATACCTCTCTACCTAATTGTTGTCCCTTACCAGCAATGTGTAAAGATAGGAGTGTCTTACCACACTTTGGGTCGCCCAATAAACTAACAATAGAACCACCAGGAATACCACCACCTAGTATAAGGTCGATGGCTGGACTCACATGAACTAAGTCGTTGGTATGTTTTTCTAAATTATCGCCACTGATAAATGCATCAGCGCCGTATTGCTTAATCATGTCTTTACTAATGCTCATTTCAAGTGCTCAAATAATGATTTCTTCTTGTTGGGTGACCTTCTAGGCGTTTGTGTCGTAGAAGTACGAGTCATAATCTTATTAGATTGTTGCATTATTTCTGCATCATAAGTTCTCTTATACTGTTTAAGTAACGGTTCCAACAGCCACTTTGCGCCAAACGACCTGATTTTCCAACATCGTCTATCACGCAAAGCATTGAGAATGACCTTAGAAGGATATTCTTTGAGAAGAGCCAACGCTAGTGGAACCTGTCTTCTGAATATGCGTGTCCAAGGCTCTTTTTGCCAGAATCTGTCTTCCAACCCCTTACCTTCCTGCTTAGCTATCAATACGCATAAGCATTCAGTTAGATATTGGGATTCAGATATCCAGCCGCCACCATAATTAGATGGATAACGGCTGGTATCAGTTCTTTGCTTTGCCATAGATAATTATATCCCAAGATTAGGTTTTGTCAACCCGCATTCCTATAATTTGTTCGGCGTTTAGGGTACCGATTTCTCTCCGAAACTCTTTGGTAATTATTAGTTCTGGAGATTTGTACCATCTGCATAACATAGTTTTATCACTGATTGACCAACCAACGACATGAAAATTTAAGCCGTACTTTTGATTAAACGCCTGTAATAATCCATGTGAATACATATAGGCTTTTTTATTTGATGGTAGCTCAACAATATGTGTACCAAACTTAAGCCTCATTGCAATGATTTTACTACCGGCGTGGTCATTAATATAACGACCAAGCCTTATCCATGCACTAGGATGCCAAGCTCCTTCTCTATCATCATCTTGAAATACCTTGGTACCATCATTTAATGTAGCTATCCATATACATTTATCTTCAATGTATTCATCTATATGTCTACATATATCGTATGATTGCATTTACGGAGACTTTCTGTTTTTGTCAATAACGTGAATACGTTCACTTCTAATAGCTGTTTTTTGGTGAACTGGTCTACGAGAATCAGATAGTTCTGATGCAGCTTCAGTCATAACAGTTATACCTCTTGATGGGTCTCTACCCATTAACTTGCCTGCGGTCAGCTTTGTTTTTTTTTGTAACGTAGCTTGTCGCTGTTGTTGCGTTTCGTCGCTACGTTGGTCTTCTAATACGCTTTCGTCAATGAACTTTTGTATTGTTTTAGCACCAACCCCAGGCATATCAGACGCGATTTCTGCTGCTGTCAAGTCTTTGCTGTGGTTAACAATGTACTCTTGTTCTGCTTTGCTAAGTTGTCTAGGCATCCTTAATGCTCCTTTCGCATATACGCAACAATGCTTTGTTGCGACTACATAAGTATCGTAAATATACAAGAAACTGTTCTTCTGTCACACGATTAAACGACCATTTAGGAATGCCTTTATGTTTGGCAACCCTAGCGTTTTGTGCGCTATCCGCAAATAATCCCCAGGGGTCAGATAGGTCACCAATAGAATTCATACGTAAATAGTATACCCAAGTTTCTTCATTGTCATATTGTATAGCTTTAGCGTAACAATCTGGGTTATCATCGTGACCGCCATATCCATTGTCTATAAAAGCAGGAATTGGGACTAAACCCAACGTACCAGTCTTAGGGTCTTTGTCTATTTCTAATCCATAACCAATGGAGTTTGTGACAGTTGCAACAAAACCACTACGTTGTGATTCATTTTTTCTAATTGCGAATTCTTTCATAATTACCTCATTTCTGTATGGACACGAACTTTTTGTAGTGTGTCGCCATCGATTGTCATGTTGGTCATTCTGGCTTTACTGCCCTCTGCATAGCCTATACAATACTGTCCAGTAATTCTTACCGGGAAAGATGCATCACCACAGAATGGGCATTCCACAATGATGTCTGTAGTGACCTCAGCCTCTGGTCTAATGACCCATATTTCTACTAAGGACTCTCCACAGGCTGAGCAGGAGATGTTGTTGTGTTTGCCATCTTGGATATTTGACTCTCTTTGTTTAGCAAATTCTCTAACGCTATTATCAAACCTTTTTTGTGCCATTTTTTCTTTATCTCCATCAATCTATTGGTAACTTCGTTACGTGCTTTATCTGGGTCGCGCTCTTCCAGCACTATATTGTAATTGTCTTGAAATGATGTAATTAGACGCCACGTACCATCAGTCATAGGCTCACAAATAATCACTTGCGTTGTTACTATTGCTTCACATGCGTTCTGCAAATCTGGCACAACTTCAGCAACACGTTCAACCACTTCTGTTTTATTTGGTTTTGTTATTTTATGTTCTGGCATTTTAGTCTCCGGTATATACATATCGCTCGACATTTTCTGGCGACAACTTGTTGATTTCTGTATGTGTCTTTGTGCGAGGTTTTTCCATCCAATCTGGTAGTGGGCCAGAATCTTTCGGTTCGACAGTTTTGGGACGCATGTCTTCTGGTATTCTATTTATGGTCTTCTTTGTTTTGTCATCCTCAAGCCTTAAGCTTTTTTCATCCCGAGACATTGATTTGGCATTGCGTTCAGCTATTTGTCCAAGGGTCGTTGGTTCTTGTATCACACGAACATACATTGGATTAAATATCACTCTTCGTAAAGAGTTCGTATTACATTCTGGACATAAGACTAGCGCATCATCTTTTATGCTTTGCTGTATTTCTATATTACTGCCGCAATTCGTACATTCATATACGTATGTTATCATGGTGTCGTCCTTATATTATGGTATAATTAACGCTAGTACATTATAACCTTTACTACCATGTTTTGGCAACTAAAATCAATGCTTATCGCGCAAATATGCAATATATGGTTCCCATTCTACTGGAATATGTTTGTATGCCACGCCCAACAAAAGCTCATGCGAGTTCGGAACCTTCGGTTTTTTGTATTCTACGAACGTGCCACGCACCAATTTGATTAATGGCATACCGGCTTGTTCTGGTGTTCTGTTCGATTTTTTTCTGTTACACTTTAAACATGCAGTGACAATATTTTGCCAACATGTAGGCGTAGTAGACCCATTCCACATGCTACGTGGAATAACATGGTCAAACGAAAGCTCTTGTGGTGGAAATTTATTACCACAATATTGGCATCTAAACCCATCCCTACGTAACACATTATGTCTAGAAAATGGTACTTTACGGTATTTACGCTGAATATGATGAGAGTTTGCAATAACAGCAGGTACTAAATGCTCATTACCACGCCCGTCGCGCACTACATAACACTCGTTAAAGTATTCCACTGGAATTGCTGCTGGTAATAGACCCGTACCTTTACACCGATTGCATTCTTGAGGTCTACCATTAAACATTATGTGTCCGTATTGTTTGCATTTTTGGCATGGCGATTCAAACAACCTCTTCATGGCCTTTTTCCATCCCACGATATTTATAGGAACATAGTCATCGCCTAATACTAGCACTCTAGTTCCTTTTGGAACAGACATCAGAAATCTCCATAATTTACTTGAAAACAAGGTACGTTTAGTTCCTTACGCCACATATCTACTACTTGGTCACGGTCATCAAACACAACCAATACATTATACTTACCTTGTATGTGTTTTTCGTACAGTTCTTTTTTCACCACTGCGTCTTTACGACTATCTTCATCTTGGCGCATAAATAATGCGCTGTACGGAAAACCGTATGTGTCTAGAAAACGCACAGTAGTATCGCGATATTTGCTGCTTCGACCAGATAATGCTATAAAGGTAAATGGTTTCTCTGCGTATGTCATACACAATAACACGCTTAATAAAGCATAGTTTGGTCTATCTATTTCATAACATTTACTGGCGTCATAAGGAGAACGGTCTCCCATAATCGCTGCTGTGCCATCTAAGTCATATATTATACACAAGGGCTTATTTGATGTAATAATTTCGCTGTGGTTTAATTCCGGTATGCATACCTTGTATGGTTTAAGCCATCGTTTTGCCATTTGTATTATGACATCTGCACCAACAGATTTTGCACGCTTCAAATCACGTTCTATGCATTCGTCCATATGTGTATCAAATGTTTTGACTATAAATTGTATTGGTCTACTGATATGAGTCTTTACAAGCGTACGAATATCTTTTTCGTGTTGAGGATTTAGGTTGGTATCATCAACAATAACATTCTTACCCGTCCTTAAAGCTTCAAGTATGAGCATATCACGTAGAAGTAGGACAAGCTTTTCATTGTCCTTGCTGTACTTTCCAGCGTCTAACATTGAACGCAAGTCATCCTTGTTGATGCGTTTAGTATGCCCTTGGTTTTTCAACACCTGTTCTTTGGCCCATGTCGATTTTCCGCTGGCCGGTAATCCTTTTAGTATTGTTACTGACTGTACCATATTGTTCTCCTAATCGTTTCAGTTCTTCGCTAGAACCCGCCTTAATAAAAAATCCTATAGAGTGTGGGCGAATTTCAAACATAAATAGACCTATAGTGTCTCCTGGGTTTTCCTGCAACCACATCATTATGCTTTCGTCTTTAGGCAATATACCCTTAGACATTAGGTATCGATTTAACCCATATTTAATCTTACGAGTACTAAGTTTAGTGTTGACCAATAATCCATTGAGCATTTGTTTAAACGCCTGAGTCTTGAACTCCAATAATTTAGTTCTAGGCACTGTGATGCCGCCAATAAGCCGTACCATTATCTATCCTTTTCGTCAGTCGTTGAGAACGGTAATTCTGCTTTTGGTCGAATAATACGCCATATTGAGTCTGCATACTCTTTGTTGTCTAGCATATTAAACATGATGCCTTTATACTGGTAGTTCTTGTGCTTGATAGCTAGTTGCTTGCGCGTAAGAGGCGTGTTGCACTTAACTACATCACGTTGAATCACGCCTTGTGCATGTTGCTCAATCTCTCTATATTTGTTTGTTAGGTCACGTTCAATCTTACGAACCCAATTATAGAATTCGTCAGGAACCACTTCTAGCAAATCGTCAAGCGGTTCGTTATTGCGTAATCGCTCCCAAATATCACGAGCAGACATATTAGTTAGAATACGGTGTAATCGTATGTAGTCTTCAAACTTGACCTTCACTCGCAGGCCGCTATCAAACTTCACAACGAACCCTTCCCTGCCTACTTGCTGCTCATTCAAGACATTGTCAAAAAACGCAAAGCAATACGACTTTGCGGCTAGCCCACCAGCGTCTTGCCATTGACGAACAAGGTCTGGTAAATCTTCACCATTTTCATTGTTTAATACTGTTAACAAAACAATGTCGTCTAATCCTTCATAGTCAACTACAATACGATTATCTGGATACACTATCTCAAAGATGTAGGTACAATCAGGGTCTACAACAAAAGGAAATTCGCCGTATTTTTCTTGAAGTATTTTGGTGGCATGTACTGCTTGCTCTGACTCAAAGGAGCCACGTGAGGCAATAGCCAAAGCTCCGTTGTAATGATACAATACACCCATTGAGCCATCTACCTTCTCAGTAACCTTAAATCCACCCTGATAAAGGTCTTTATAACAAATACCAAAGAGATTATGTACGTTATTACGTAAGTCACGATATTGGTCTGGCGTAAAGAACTTAGGAAATGGACGGGCAACCACATTATCACGGTCGTCTAATATGAGACCGCGACACGCTATTGTTTCAGGTGTCCAGTGCCATTCGTACTGACATTTAGGTGTGTAGTTGTAGATAAATAGTGGAGCGTTTGGATGTTTACGAACAGATATGTAACCATCCGCGACCAACTGTCGCACCTTTTCCATGTCTAAAAACATCGCTTCAATCCTTATCCAAAAGTCCGGCGGGCGTCAGCCTCATTATCGAAGTAGCGACACCCCCAATATGAAAGTCGTTCCTCGTTGAAGTTGCTGTCGTCAAGACCCTTGGCTTTCACCATTCTCAACACAGCATCACGGAAGTCTTTCCCCTTCCATGTTCCCTCAAACACTGCTCCCCCACCACCACCGGTGATGAGATAGCCTTCCAACCAGATAGTGAACTCCCGTAGTTGTTCATCAACTGGTTCATCAGTACGTGTTCCTAATGGGTGTGTCATTGTGTTTATTTCCTTAAATAATAGATTATAAGCATCGTGTCCAAGCACAACTAGTGCATTTTACACAACCTTCTTGCCTAATCATATCCGACTTGCATTCAGGGCACTGCTCATTCTCCGATGTGCCATCTACTATGTATTTCTTCAATACGCGAGCTACACCCCTAGCAAAGCTATTCATAGCCTTTCTTTCCCCAACCTTTTCTAGTTGTTGCACAACCTTGTGCATATCCGCGCCATACCTCAACCCTAATGAAGTAAGCCTAGTTATCATTTCTTCCATCTCAGTAGTTGCGGCAGTAATAGGTGACAATTCGTCATCCGTATCATCAAAATGCGCTATATAAAAGTTCTTTCGTTTTCTAGTAATAGTTCCTGATTTGACTTTACTAGGAATAAATCCGTTTTTTCCAGCAAAAACCTCATATGGTTTCCCGTCGAGCAACCCCACAAGAACAAAGTAGCTTTGGCCTTGTACAGAAGTATGATGTACGTCGCACGGCAATATCCGTGGTCGCTTATCTTGTATTGTACCACAAGATTTTTGCTTGTCAATTGCAACCTTATCTAAAATAACGCCATCCCTGCATCCATCACGATATACCGTAACACCTTTGCATCCAAGTTCCCATGCAAGCATGTATATCTTTTGTACTTGTTCGACCGTGGTATCAGCAGGAAGATTAATTGTGCTTGATATACTATGGTCTATGTGGCGTTGAGCAGTAGCCTGTAGTTTAATTCTGTATGTATAGTCTAAGTCTTTGGCGCAACTACCGTTCCATGGAGATTTAGTTATATCTTGTTCGCCTGTTATATCACACCACATCTTTAGTTTTGGGTGTAGCACAGTAAACTCCATCCAGTGGTCACCTTTTGCGTCTATGAAATCAACTCGAAAATCTTCGTCTGATGGATTACCCTTTTTTCGTCTAGTTGTTGACAAAGCAAATACTGGCTCTATGGCTGATGAAGTCTGTGTTTCTAGACTTGTTGAGCCAGCAGGCGAGCTAGTTAAAAGCCCAATATTACGTCTGCCGTATTTCATCATATCTGCCATTACACTACTACCATCAATAATAGTATCTTCTATATCACATGTTTCTTCAGCGAAACGCAAAAAGAATGGACACCGACTTTCATTCTCTGCATTCCACACAGCAAATGGGCCGATAGTTTTAGCCATGTCAATAGATGCAGTGTAGCATCCGAATTTCAAGGTTTTGTATATGCGGTCTACAAACTTTAATGACTTTTTACATGCGTATGGTAGGTTTAGGGCCGCAAGTGTATCAGCTAACGCAGTGATGCCAGTACCAGTACGACGACCAGTCTCACAATTATTGTATACGCGCCACCACATATCTAATTCACGGTGTTTGAGTTCTAATGATTCGTCATCGTTTTGTATTTTTGTAATTATACGTTTAATATAGTAAAGCTCCAAGTCTATAATGTCATCCATGAGACGCTGGGCCATACGAGCATATTCATAGAACTTACGCCAATTAAATACAGGCTTTTTACTAAATGGCTTTTCAACAAAACTAAATGCATTAATCAACAACAAACGACAACTATCCAAGATTGACAAACTTAGTTCTGAGCATGGGTTAACGCCCTCGGTTTTGAATTCCTTATGGCAATCTGCTGGGCTTTCACTTAGAATCTTATCCCAAAACAACACCCCCGGTTCTGCATGTTCGTGAGCATTCTTTGTAATCGCCTCCCACACATCAGCGGCACACACTTCCCTGCTTATTTGTGGCTTATCACTATCTACCGGCCATCTTTGTTCATATGTGGTATTGTCACGCACAGCACAAAGGAATTCGTCTGACAAACGCACAGATAGATTAGCACCAGTAAGTCGCGTTTTGTCTGTTTTGCTGTTAATGAAATCAAGAATATCTGGATGATGTACATCCATAGTTAACATTAACGCGCCACGCCTTCCGTTTTGGCCGACTTCTCTAATAGAATGAGAGAATCTATCAGCGAAACACACAGGACCAGTACTTGTCCGAGAAGAATTATGTGTTACAGCGCCTCTTGGTCGTAGTTTAGAAATATCGGTTCCACAACCGCCTCTTCTCTTACTTATCTGTACAATTTGTTCATCAGTGAGCATGATGCCGCCATAAGAGTCTTTTGGCGGGTCTACGACATAGCAATTACTCAATGTGACAAAGCTAGGACTACCGATACCTGACATACAGCCGCCTTGCGGAATGATGTACCGAAATTTGTCCAAAGCATCAAAAATAGTTTGTTCAGACAGTGCGTCTTGTCCAAACTTCTGTACCTCAACATCATACAATGCCTTACTTATACGTCTATGCATATCTGTAGGTGTAAGCTCAACTAATTCATTATCAATTGTTCTTAAGGCGTACTTATCTACAAATACTTTTGCTGCTAACTCATCACCATCAAAGTATTCTAAACTAGCCTTCAGCGCTTCTTTATAACTAGGCATTCTATATATTCTCCAACTCTAATTTACGTATTGATATCTTGTCCTTAACTAAGTATTTTGCTGTTTTCCACTCAATCTTTTTGTCTTGAGTATTTGTAGTGCTAGAATCAATATACACCAGTTCGGTGATACCTGCAACTACAATAGCGCTGAAGCAATGAATACAAGGTTGATGCGTACAATACAGTGTTGCGTTATGAGGTCGATGCTCACAATTTAGAATAGCGTTGAGTTCCGCATGAATGACCCAGTCATGTTTATATGGCCGGATATTTGGAATAACGTCATCGTCTATGCCAGGCATCCAACCATTATACCCAACACTAATGATATGCTTAGCAGCATTGACGATTACTGCTCCAACTTTCGTTTGTGTATCTGGACTACGTTTAGCTATTTCATGCGCTATATTCATAAAAGTAATATCCCAGCATGGACGTTGATTTTCAACATGATACTGGGACATCTGTGCAATGTATTCACGGACTTCTTGGGGAGCGTCGTTGTGGTTTACCCCACTCTTCATTTGTTTTGTCATCTTTGGTGCGACGTTTTTCACGTTTCCTTTGTTTACGGTGTTGTTCTCTATCTTTTTTACGAAATGTTCTACCCATTTTGTAACTCGTTTACCTCACGGCGTACTGCTTTGATGACACAGTCACATAACAACACATAATTATGAACCTGTTTACCTCTAGAAACACTAAATTCATTCACGCCACGACCACGACATTTTTTACAGCTAGCTTTTGCGTAAAACTGTAAAAGATGTGTGTTAGTTTTAATATCCTCTAAACGTACTTGCATCTGGTTCATCATATTCCTCTGCGTTTAAATCCAAAAGGTCTTCATTTGTAAACTCTTCAACGTTTGGCGGCTCTACTTCTTCAACATATATACATTTTACTTTGTTACCCATATTTTCAAACAACGATGACAGAACACCCATAAAAACCCTACCGTCTTTAAGCGATATGTCTGAATAACCATCTGAGTCTACTGTGATTGAAGTAGCACCATAAATATCTCCAGCGTTAATTTTTACTGGCATATCTTGCCCGTCTTTATTAACAATTAACTCCATGTCATCTAGAAAACGAACTGAACCCATATTTTATCTCCTTTATTTTTTACCTGTACCACCACAACCGCACCCACCACTAGTAGATGCTTTTTTATCAGCGTTGGCTTGAGCATCAATTATTTCACAACACTCTGGCTCTAGATTACGCATTACAACACCATCACTAAGATGTAGGTCAAGTTTACCGGCAGCATTACGTTCATACTGTTCCAGTCTATAAATTTCACCCACACCAATATGCTTATCTATGGTCTTTACTGATAGGTTGCCGTCGCCATTTACTTGTGTGCGAACGACACGTGTTATAAAGTTGCTCAGAAAACGAACGTTTACCTTAGACATTATCTTGCTCTATACATACATCGATGTGGTTGTTATTGTTACATAAGTATTCATTCAAACGATTTAGTTCCTGTGTGTATGGCTGTTCTTTTCCTTCGTGAATACGTTTAAGAAAGAATTGTGTTGGGTTTGTACCCCACCACTTAAAGTGATGTACGTTTATTTTCTTGTGCCATTGACGCACATGAGCATTTTGCAGTGGATAGTGATGACCACCACCCACTCTAATATTTCCTTGCAAACACACAACCTTATCTATGCACCCACCAACTATACTACCTGTGACATTCATACCTATGGGAAACTGTTGCCATATGTTCTCTTCCAAGTTAGCAGGGAAGTGCCCGTCTCGTGTTACTCTATCCAGCATTACACCAGTAATTACATTATAATGCTGTTTTTGTGCTTGTGTACATGCGTCTATTAATGTTGAACTTCCATCATTAACTATAGCAAACTCGTCTAGGTCTGCTATTACACACCATTCATTTTGAGACACAAACTGCTGAATAACTCGATTGTGTTGGTTGGCGTCATTTACACCTGTGAAAGATTGACTAGAAATAGAGGCGGGAATCATTATTGCGCCGTCTAGCTTAGGACCATAAGTAATACACAAAAACTGAGTTACGCCTTGTGCTTGATAATGAGCCTGAAAATGAGGCCATAGGTCCGTTCGGTCTAGTACGCTAAAAATTAACTTCATGTTTTTTGTTAATAATAGTGGCTCTTTACCATAAGTAGCGTTGGCGGGAGTCGAACCCGCACGGGCTAATACCCACCTGTTTTTGAGACAGGCTCGTATACCAATTTCGACACAACGCCATAATACACACAGTGACCCTACGGAGAATCGAACTCCGATTTGCAGATTGAGAGTCTGCTGTCCTAACCTTTAGACTATAGGGTCTTCGGTGGCAGTATTAATAAATGTTAACCCGAACCCGACTAAATAAAAGACACACGAACTCTCTGCCACCGTACCGATGTAACCACATTCGGTCTTTCAAGTTCTGTGTGCCTAAGTGGCGGGCCAGGGAATCGAACCTCTGAAACTCTGGCTTATGAGACCAGAAAGGCGACCACGCCTACCACCCGCTAGTAGCAGAGGGCAGAATCGAACTGACCATGATATCCTTATGAGGGATACTGTGTTACCAAACACACACTGCCTAAAAACGACGACTAGTGATGTGATGCACTTCGTATAAACGATGTCATTGGTTTATGTATGCATCACCGCATTCGTCAGAGCCGAAGCTGGGTGCTGACCCCAGTAGTCCGGTTTACAAGACCAGACCCGAACCCGTTCGCATCGGCGGCGCGACAATTATCCCTGTCGCCGGGGTACTTGTATTATACACTAATTTTGACTGCTGTCAAGTCGCATTTGTTTAGCAAATTCTATCTGTAGTGATAAAATACGTTCTAGTAGTTGCCTTTGCTCATGCCTCTGTGCCACTAGTTCTTCTTGTAGCTCTGCCATTTTTGTCATTATTACTTTATCAGAAACTTTGCGTTCGATAGTTTGTGTATTGACTTCTAGCGATAACGTATTCATACGCTCTTTTACGTTGATATACTGATTTGTTGCTCCAGAAGCTTGATTACTGGCATATATTACAAGAGCCAAAAGTACAGTAAACAACCCAAGTATAGCAGCTAAAGCACCTTTAATATTACGAAATTTCATAATACATATTTCTTGAGTTGTTAATGGGCATTCATTATGTTCATTCATTGGTGGTTACTCCGTGGTGTTACTGGTAGATACTATAAATAAATATCTAGGGTGGTTTCCCACCCCAGATTTTAAATCATAGTTCACCCAGTTTTTTCTTGATAAGCTTCTGTGCTTGGTGTACCACCTGTTTCATTAACGATTAAATTACCGGGTAGGGCACGTGTTGGTGTTGCGTAACTACCAGAATCAAAATCGTCTGAACTTGGGCTACCTTCATTTATAGTTGCAACACCAGTTGCGTAATTCCAAGAATCAATAATGACTGTAGAACGTGTCAATAGCGTGTGTATGCTGCGAATTTGGTTAGCGTTACCGCCGCCTCGTAGACCACGATATGCTACACCAGCAAGTTGTGTAGTAATGTTTCCACCCTTTACTGCATATTGACCCGCTGTTAATTTAGCAAATATGCCGTTTATATTAGCGTATGTTGCGCCAGTATGTGCGCTTTGTACTGGTCCAGGCTGAGCTTTACGACCAGCGCCTGTAATAGCTAAGTCTGGTGCATTTGTTACGGTCTTTGAGCTATCAATATCACCACCCATTAGAACAGTAGCACCATTATCATGTAAATCATTTGCTGTTATAGCTTTGCTATATAGGTCTGTGTGCGCTTTGTTGTTAGACATTTTTTACCTCTTTTTATTATATCACAATACTTTCCTGTGTCCCACAATAAAGATTCCACTATCCATACAGTACATACACCAAAATTAAGATGCTTTAGACATTCGATTTAAGCAACGGTCAATAATATGCTTAACACCCTGTCTGGAACATCCTTCTTTATTTGCTATCTCTTGTAAAGTGTATTGATATAGGTATCTGTCTTCTATTATACGTCTATCTCTACTACATAAGACACCTAAACAGTCATTTATAATCATGTTTAAATACTGTGTCTCGTCTTGTGTTACGTTTTCATGTAATTGACTGTGTGGTGTTTTTGGTCTAAGGTCTCTTAGTGCTCTACGACATTCCCAATGTATAAAGCGAAATAATGATGACGACACAGACTGGTTAAAGCTTGGGTCATAGCATTGAAGGCATTTCCATAAAGCCATATCCCCACATGCTTCTCTTACCTCAATAGATAATACATGCCTATATTGTTCTGTTGTTCTTTTTATTGTGTACGCATATTTTTGTTTAGCTTCATATAATTCATCATTTGTAATTTGTTTTTTATTTCTTCTCATTATTATTCTCGTAGTTTATCAATGGTTTCGAATCCTTCATCGCCAAGGATAGCGTCTGCGAACCCCTTATCCACAGCTTCTCTAGGTGTCATATAAAACTCTTGGCGTTGGTCGATTGTCTGACGCAACCATGTCAAAATTTGTTTGTCGTCCAAGCCCTCTCTCTTGAAAAACTGTCCCTCACGAATACGTTTAAGATATATAGACAACATTACTTCATTGGCCTTTTTATACCACTCCATGTTAGCCATCACATTTGTGTAATTACCTTCATCCCCATACGAACCATAATGAACGAGATAATCTATGTTGGGCATCAAAACACGCCACGTGGCTGCTTGGGGAATAACGGATGACATACTGCGCGCATGAACATGCGATAAAACAACAATATCTGAAGACCTTTCATCTTGACAACTAGCATAAATAGCATCATATATACCTAAACCATAGTGCCAATCACCGCCACAACTACCTATATGTACTAAAATTGGTTCGTTGCCTATACTATTCAGAATCTGTAGATTACGAATAAACTGATGATATACCCTGTGGTCGATACAAGCTACTTCTAATGATTCATCTAATGGTGGTGAAATAAAAATCTCTCTAGTATCAAGTATAATACCAAAGTTATGTACATCATATATCATCTCACTACGTTGAGATATGTTTCTACGTTTTGGACTAGGCATTAATATTCCTCTGATGTTAAAATGGTGCCACCAACCTCTTCTTGTGCATTGGTTATTACACTAAATTGATGCTCATAAATCTCATCTTTTACCTCCGCACCAATTATATCAATCTTGCCATTTGGCGCAACCCAGATAGCCCATATAGGATATTTTTCTGAGACTTGACCTGTAGTTTCTAATACCTTTTGTTGTATTTGTTCTTCAAAACCTGATAATAACAGTTTAGTCTTTTCTGTGTCTAACTGTTTAATGATTTCTGTTATGTGGTTCATGATTTCATTAGACTTAAATAGACCAGACTTTGGAAAACCAAGACGCATTCGATATCTAGTGTAAACTTCAATTGTTTCTACGCCCGGCAATGCCTCAATCATAATAGCAAAATCATGAGTTATATTAAAATTAGTATGCATCATCCAAAAATCAAAGTGATTACTTGCTGACATGTGATTCATAATAGCCAGCAATCCAAATTGCGTATGTATGAACGGTTGAGGAACTGGTTTATTTAATCCACTGTTATAGTCATTATCATATTCAGGTATAACGTCTTCAGTTTGATTAGACATCAATGGGTCTTTCCATTGTTCCCACACTACTTTTTTTGTCATACTACACCTTGATTTATCATTTGTTGGTAAAATTCTGGGGTCTTCGCGTTATTAACGTTTAGTTCAATATGAGCTGGGAGGTTTGGTTGACATTTGAGCTTTTCTATAAATGTATCTTGTTCTCTACCTGTAAGACCATTTTTATCACATAAACCACGAATATAATACATGTGCTCGTTTGTTAATGTGCCAATATCTAATTCTTGCGCGTAGAACAAAATATCAAGTATTTTTAATTCTGGTCTGCTGAATGTTGTACTACATAACTCATAATCAACAAACGCCTCCCATGTTAATGGCACCCACTTTGCTACTAGACCAGCTATGACTTTAGCGTATTGTTGAATTTCCCACTGAGCGTGTTGGTCAAGCCTAAGCCGTAAGAAATGTAGTAGGTTTTTTAGGTCAATCTTCCAATACCAAAAAGTATATGTACTAAGAGGTAGGTCAATACGAGATAATTCACGCGCAAGGTCAAATTCTAGACATTGATTATAGTGGTTAGTAATAAAATGACGTAGCGCATCACGCCGTGTGCTGATTTCGGTCTTTGCGTCTTCGTCAATACATACAGGCCCACTTCCCTGCTTATTCTTAGCGTGTTGCACTTGTAGTCTATCATTATCTGGCGTGTAGTATATAGACGGCATTATACTATATCTACCACTATATTCATTTAGACTTGCCGTTCTATGTCTTATCCATTGACGCGCAACGAATATTGGTAAGCCAACATGCAATACAACTTCACACATTTCAAATGGACTAGTATGCTTTTCCCTTATCAATGTGCGTATTAAACCTCGGTCATCAGATACACTTCTATTACCAGCACCATAACTACACCGTGCCGCTCTTGTAATAGCTGTATCGTCACCCATGTAATCTACGAGTGCACAAAAACCATGGTCTAACACTGGAAAATATTTGTCTTTGAATTCTATCATTTTTGTGTCTTATGGAAAACTTCTAGTGGTCTAACACACACTTGATTCATTATGTTGCGTTCTTGTTGTAATTCGTTTAGTCGTTGCATAATGTTAGTAGCAGTCAACTTTTGTTTATTACTTACAGCAAAACGCTGTACGGCATCTATAGTAGGCTGGAGCCATTCTGTGCTGAATATTGATTCTAACATACGGGCTATAATTTCACCGTTATACTGAACATTGTCATCTACTGGCCAACGTACATTTATTTTTACGTTGCTATCTTTATCAGCAGTGAAAAGTACTTGGAATGGGCATCCAGCTAAAGCAACGTCTTGATTATCCACTAAAGCCTGCTCTATATGCTTCGTAATGACCTCGTTCAATTCTTTCTCTAGCGATGTTGATTTCTTCATAGTTCATAAACCTTAAATCATGGTGTACGGGTGTACCAGGATGAATACGAGTTGCATAAGATAAAATGATATTACGGTTAAGTTTATCATGTAATGGTGGGTGTATTGGGTCAAAAAATCCATAAGGAACTATGTCGATTGTATTTAGGTCAACACCCATGTATTCCCTAAATAATTGTATCGCCACTTCTGCTGCATGATATTTTGGTGTAACTGGCGCGTTTGGTAAGCAAAGCTTATCATCCATGTCTAAAAACCCACACGTAATTTCTGGACTACCGTCATCACCTACGCCACACACATATATTGTTGCGACAACATCTATATTAAGAACACGCTCCCACAATCTATTGTCCTTTTCCCAGTTATAAGTATCGTCACTCATATTGTTGTTCCCATTGTTGAATTACCCAATTACGTAAATCGTTAGAAGGTATGTTATCTACTCTGATAAATATATCCACTAGAATTTCGTGGCTTGGATATAGATATAACGTCGCGTTTTTATCACCGCCAATATCTATGATTTTTGCCGGTGGTTTATGGTCCATATATTGCTTAAGAGTATTAACTACAGTAAACCATACTGCGTTTTCTGCTAAAACATGTGCCCATATAAATGCTTTTGTCGCAGTAATACCAGAGGGAATATTGGATTTAGGATTATAAACTTCTATGGCTATGTTACCACTACGTTGTTCATAGATATCATATTTGACTTCTATCGTAATTTGATTTAATCCATAGTGCGAAATTATATCCCATCTTCTATCTGTTGCAACGCCGCCCTTACTGCTAAACCCAGCGTTATTCATTAGATTCAACACTATCGCTTCGGCGTGTTGACCATTTTTTTTGTCTTTAATGAAATTACTCAATTTTCATTTATTACCAATTTTAATTTCGATATACCCTTGCGTAAACATTGGTGTACTGCTTGTCGTGTAACACCAAGTCTACGTGCGACTTCAGACGGCTTGATTCCATGTATATAAATATGCTCAACGCAATAATGTTGTTTGTCAGTCAACTTTGCTTTATTGAATAGGGTTGCTAATGCCTGTTGACTTTCTGTGTCGTCTAGGTTTTTATCTGGGGCGTCTACGTCTATGGGTGTAATAGCGTAAAGTGGCTTGTGTTGGTCAGTTAGGGTGTCATTAAGTGATATGATAGCACCACAATTAGATTTTTTATATAAATTAATCCATCGTTTGATACTCCAACATGCACATTGATTCATATAGCTATACAGTGTTCTACCACGTTTTTCGTCCCAACGATACGCAGCATACATCAGATGTTCTGCAACAAACGACACAGCATCTTCGTTGTGTAGCATATTATTTGCTAATGATGATGAAGCAAAAGCACCAATACATCGCTGTGCTATAGTGTAGTAATCATTTAGTGTCCAGTCATTTGGGCATTGTTGTGACATTGGGTTTTGTTGTCGCTTAGATACGTTAATGTCCCATAATACTACTGTCATTGTTGAGCCTGTGTGAAAAAATTGTTGTGATTGAGTTAAGTCTGTATGTAGCTCGTGTGAGAGTCGAACTCACCACGGAAACTTTAGAAGAATTTCCTCCACATCCGGTGGCCGAGCCATTATTGCAAAAGGTCTAATTTACCTTTTTGCAAAATTTGCTTTAATGATGCTTTTTTGCCAGTTCTATGGTCTGTCACGACACCTCTACTGTGACGCACCGCGGGGCAAGCCCCGTGGCTTCGTGCCTATCTAACCGATGCAAGTTCGGTTAGGGCTAAGCATTGTTTTTTCTTGGCTCTACGACAAGCACTGTCATTATCTGACTGCAACCTCTTATCATCCCCAAGCGTAAATTCCCGTGCGTCCCACGGTATATCTTTAATCGCTATATTCCTAATGTTGATAGCGGCATTCAAGTCTCTGTCCATATCCATTCCGCATTGTTCACAACAGAATGTTCGGTCTTGAAGCATTTGGTCTGTGTCCTTCCATCCACAACAATGACAAGTTTTGCTACTCGGCTCAAATGTTCCTATTTCAAGAAACACTTTGCCACTCCACTCTGACTTATACTTCAATTTTTGCTTAAAACTATACCAACCAACATCGGCTATACTTTTAGCAAGATTGTGGTTCTTCATCATACCTTCAATGTTCAGTGTTTCCAAAGCAAATCCATCATATTTGGCTATCATACGACTTGTGATTTGATGTTGGAAATTACTTCTTACATGTCGGACTTTACGATGAAGTTTCGCAACCTTGACCCGTTGTTTGTTTCTGTTTTGCCCACCTTTCTTTCTCCGAGAAAGTATGCGTTGGGCTTTGTTCAACCTTCTTTCGTGCTTTCTTAATACTCGTTCGTTTTCAACTGTTGTCCCATCGGACAATGTGGCAAATGTTTTCAGACCTACATCTATGCCAACAACATTATCTGTATTTGTTTTTGGTTGTTTAATTCTTAGTTCACACAAAACCGAGCAATACCACTGGTCGCCATCTTGCTTAACGGTGATACTTTTGACTTTACCTTTATATGGTCTGTGTTTAACCCATTGAACTTCACCAATCTTTGGAATGAACACAAACTTTTTGTTTAAGCGGAACTTTTGTGGAACGGTCAATCCGTCTTGATACTTCTTTTTCTTGTGCTTTGGAAACTCACGGATGCCTGCGATAAAGTCTTTTAATGCTCTGTCAAAAAAACGACCTACTTGTTGAAGCGATTGGCTAAACGTAAGTCCGAGGAAGTCATGTTCTTTTTTGAGTTCGGGAATGGAAGTAATGAGTTCATAAGCAAACACAAACTTGCCTGTATTTTCATACTGCCGTTGGTTCATGTCAAGAAACCTATTCCAAAGGAAACGGCAGTTTCCACATTGTTGTTTTAATTGTTGTTCCTGTTTTTTCGTTGGATACAACCTATATCTGTATGCTCTTAATATCTTCACTCGTCCTCATCAAACTCTTTTTGCTCTTGAATGTATCTTTTAATTGTATCAGCACTGACAAAACCAATAGTGCTAATGAATTTTCCTTCCGACCACAATGAACCACAACGAGAGTAGAAGTTTTTAAGTGCATAGAACTTCTTGAACAACTCAATGGCTGATATGCTCTTGAAAGTCCGCACAATATCTGATGGGGCAACTGTTGGCTTTAGCTTGTAGTTCCAATCCTTTTTGTCGTACTCTGTACTCTAGTTCTTTAAGAGCCGCAACTTGATTAGCCTTGCGACTTCGACCGTCTACGCTTGCCTTAATTCCAGTCGGAATATGTGTAGCGACTACCATGGTCTCCACTTTGTTTTTATGTTGACCGCCTGGGCCTTTGCCCTTGGTGTATTCTATCTTAATGTCGCTCTTCTTTAACATGGCTGATTAACCATCTCTATATGCGTCTTCTTGCACACCAAAGTCATCGTCTGATACAGTTGGCAATACCTTGCGCACCGCTGTTCTTACGCGACTTTTAAATTCAGCGCCGGTTTCATGGTTTTCTATGTCTGTAAATGGTAATCCTATTGCCAATTTATGCTCTGAATATTCTTGAAAATACTCATAGGACAGACCTGCCTTTTTAATATCTGAGGCAGAAACAGGTTCATTTGTGCCAACACCATAAATACAAAAACTAGTAGTAGAGCTGTTACTCACAAACCCTTGACGAACTTTCATCGCGTTATTCTCCTAACATAAAACATAGTATATACAGAATCTTTATGTCTATTCCAACAAACTAGTTGTATTATATCTATAACGAGTACTGATGATGTCGTTTTTATTGTCAATTTTAACAATGTCTCTATTGTACACTTGTTGAACATAGTTCATATTAAATGCAATAGGTAGTGATAACGTTTCGTCTAAAACATGTCGCCACTCTGTTTCATTTAAGTCTATGATTATCAATGTATATAGAAAGCCCTTAACTCTAACGCCAAAATTTATTGTAGCGTTTTCTGAACTATATTGTGGTTTGGTTCGCGATTCACTTACAACCACCAAGCGTATTTCATTATTTTGTGTTCCCAAAGGAAAATAGTACGCTTCCAACGCCTCTGGGTCACCAGACACATAATGCTTTACACAATAACGTACTGCTTTCATATGAGCGTACGAGTCAATGTTAATTTTGTGTCGCCAATGATTTATATACATGCTAACCTTTCATACATAGTGAAGTGGTATGTTAGAGAGTCGAACTCTACACATTTTGCTTATCAGGCAAAATCGCACGACCGGTGCGCACATACCATTTGGAGCCTCGCACGACAGGTGCATCGCACGACAGGTGCATCGCGCGACCGGTGCCGTCATTCAGCTACCGCAAGTAGCCCCTAACGGAGTTGAACCGCCCATCAATGATTCGTAGTCATCAAGCCGCAATCCCTCGGAGGGGCCATAATAACGTCCAGGTATAAATAGTGGCCCGCCCCAGACTTGCACTGAGACCAACTTCTTTAAGAGAGAAGTATGCTACTTTGACACCAACGAGCCATTTGTATCAATTTAGTGCGGGTGACCCGAATCGAACGGGCATCATTTGGTTGGAAGCCAAAAGTATTACCATTATACGACACCCGCATGTCGGGTCTCTCCCTCGTGTCACACAACTTTCAGTTACCGATTCATAGTCGGGCTGTTCTGTAGCATGTGTCGCGCTTCATGGCCGCTAAACCACTACTCGCCAGGATTAAGCTTATCCTGATTACCTCACCACTTTACCATCTATAGCTAGTATGTAGGTGACACATCATTATTGTTGATACTCATATTCTATCAAGTCTCTTAAGCACAACTTACTATAGTGATTGACCTTAATAATCAATGGGTTCTTTTGCAATAACCAAACTACTTGGCCAACACACAGACCAATTTCTTCTAATCTATGGTCTTTTATGTGTGTAATGACTATTTTTTTCATTAGCATAGTGGACCAAGCCGGAATCGAACCGGCGAAAACCTAGTTTGCAAGACTAGTGATACTCCCAACAGTATCCCTTGGCCCCCAGACAACCATATTATACACCAAAATACACAAAAGTCAAGACGAAAAATTAGCAGGGTGGGCTTCCCTGCTTAGTTTTCTCTGCTTCGTACCATTTCTTTACATCACTGTTAGTTGCATTTGATAAAGTACTTGAATCATATCCTATATCACGTAAGTATATCACATGTATAGTACGTTCTTTCATCCATTCTGGTATATCATTAGATTTTTTCATATCTAATTATAGCTTTCTGACCTTCGGGTACAATAATTATATATTCGCCAGCTTCCAATTCATTTTCTTGCCCTACACTAGGGCTAATCACTTCGGTTACAATGTCATCTCTTGGAAATTCTACAGACATATGTATTCTCCTATATTTGTTCCATTGGATATAAATCTACGCCGCTAGCACTAGGAACTGTCATCCAGTGTTTATTTTGATGGTCTCTTATAATGCTATGTTTACCATTATTGTCGATAATTTCTGCTATTTGTTTGGATTGTAGCTTATGGACCGTCTTTTTTTTACGTGCTCTATCTAATACAAACACTTGTTTCTCCTAAATATGGGTTTTGATAATTGAGGCTGTGTTTTGCCAAGAAAATTGTTTAGCAGTAGTGATACCGTTGGTGTTGTCAGGTTTATGTAGATGAACATATCGCATGTATTCTACTAGTTGGTCTATATCTTTTTTCTCAAACTTTCCCCAGCTACCCACAGGCTCCACGAAAAATACACCATCATGCGCAATTTCTTGTTCGGTTACGTCAATTAGCAGTGCGTTATTATGATTACAAAACTCTGTGTGTCCAGCTAGGTTCGTAGTAATTACAGGCTTACCCAATGACATCATTTCTAGTAATTCTAGGTTCCATCCTTCGGCTCTGGCAGGAAATACGCCGCAATCAGCTTCTGACATAATTTTCGCCACTTGTTCTTGCGTTTCCACGCGACTGAGAAAACTAATGCGGTGTCCCATGCGGGATTTTTTATATGTCTGATGCCACTTGAGTGTTTGTTCTGTGGTTAAAAATGGATTGTGATTCATCATCCATAACCGTACTCGGTCTTTTGGTTCAAATGCTTTAGAAAATGCTTCACATATTACGTCATGTCCCTTACGGTATTCCCATTTACCAATATTGAGAAATGTAGTCCACTGTGGTTCTGGCGTGCCTATATTTTCATGAAATATATTGCGGTCTACTCCTAGTGGCACAACAACTACGTTGCCCTTAGACTTAGTATGGGGTAATCTTTTTTCTATTACACTCTTAGCCCACTGCGAACACACAAATAACATATCCACACCGTCAAGCTCTCGATATTCTTGGTCTGTGAAATTATCGAGTTCAAAAATAGGAAATCCGATGTGCATGCCATGGCCAACATGTTGAGCTAAATCAAACTGATGCCATAGTTTTAGACTAGTTGCTGATACATTATACCAATGGCGTGTATCTCTAGCATGTTCTACGATAGCCGAATATTGTTTAGCACAGTATACCTTACCAATTGGCCATAGTTTTACGTCTACATTTTGCTGAACAAGCGCATATAGAATATTTACACCCACATTGCCATATCCCAGAGGATTGATTGGTGCCATATAGTTAAGGTCCATTATTCTTTCCTTTGTATAAAAAACTGTTTGGTTGGCTCCATGAATCTTTCCCCAATATCTGTGAAGTTACATAGACCATTCTCTAGTTCATTGATATCTATTCGTGGGTCAAACTCTAGCTCACGAAGTAGTTGTAGCCTATGGTTGTGTCCTCTATCGTCTATATGACCATGATACAAATGATATACCACATTAGACACATAGTTAATGCTAAAGTCTACTTGTTCCGCACAGTTTTGCGCCCATGGAAAATATGTTGCTAAATTAAATTTACTAAATAATTCACATGTTTTTGGGTCATAATGTTTGTATGCCATCGCTCGCGCCGTTAGATAGTCTGCCCCACCAAGGACGCAATGTTTATAGAATCCTATGCGTTCTAACACAGAGCGTCGAGCTGCCCACATTATTCCTGGCTGTCCACTATAATACTTCGGTTCATTATTCAATAAGCCATTGATGTAGCTATAGCATTTATGACAGTCTTGAAAACCCGTGGGAAAACTATGAATTCCGATGCGGTCAACGTCTTCTACTCCGTGAGGCAGCATTCCACACCAATTAAAGCCTTGTACAACGCGATACATATTGAGCGCATTGTTTATTTGTTCTACCCAATCATTGTTTTGTACTAAAATATCTGCGTCTATCCAACATACTTTATCACAATTAGCAGGAAGGTGCCCCAATAGTAAGGACAAAACGCTTTCTTTGTGCCACAATATATTTGGTGCACATAATTGAAAAGCTAGGTGCTCTTCGTTGACAATATTTTGTAGTTGAAAACCTCTATCATGTAATGCTACTTCACCAATTAACAGATTGACGTTTTGACGCAGCATGCGTTCATAGAATATGCAAAAATTATCATATCTACTTTTCCAACCAATTGGATTAAAATAACTACTGATACAACACAATGTACCAGTTAGGTCTACTACATCAATCTTAGGCGTTGTCATCTGGCGTGTCTGTACTAATTGTTGGTTTTGTGGTAGGATTATCGGCAT